TCACATTTGCTTAACAAAGTCTCTGAGTACCTGAAGTAAGACCTTAGCATCCTCTTTGTTCAATGTCATCAGTTCCTCAGTCGAAATTCCATCATTGATTTCCATTCTTAAACTAGGATCAGTCAATATGGCTGATGAAATCTCTACAGCGTTTTCTTCAGTATTTTCTGAATCATTCTGAGGAGGGGTATCAGGGAGAGAAGACGAAACGAGACTAAGTTTAATTGATTTCTCTTCTCCGGTGTTAATATGCACTTCTGAAAAGTTTGATGGATAGGGGGAGTATGTAATAGTCGTTTTCATTAAATCAACCCTTTACTATTATTGTCTTGGCTCTTCATAATCCATTGCTTGGTCGCTATCAGAGATGCCTTTAGTTGTTGGATCTTTAATGATTCCTAAGAAAGACAGGTAAATTAAGACAGTATCTACAATGCCAAGAGAGATTTTAAGCGAGTTGTCCAATTGAGATAAATCGATGTCCATTATACCCAAGCCAACTAACCCCGCAATAATTCCCTGTATCATAACTGCAGTTTGTGAAGCTAATGCAGTAAGAAAAAGCTTATTATTGAAACGAACCTTCCAGTTGATTTTAGTCATAATATCAATCTCCTTTTTTTATTTAAGTCCAAAATGTATAAGCAGCCATGCACCGACTAGCGTTGCGATTACGGTAGGTAAAACCTTGTACATGAGGTCTTTACCGAATTGACCTGGATCAATTTTTCTATTGGAATCTGATTGTTCCAGAATGCCCACTCGATTGTCGAGTTTTTCATATGATTTGCTTAGATTTTTTAAGCTGTTATTCATCTCAGTTAATGTGACAAATTGTTCGCGTGATTGTTTTTGGGCATCTTTGTTTATTTCAATTTGTTGTTCCATAAGAGTTGTTAGTCGACTCATGTCTTCAGTTTTTGCTTCTAAATTTGTAATTTTTTCTTGATGATTTTTCATTTTTTCTTCTAAGACACTTAACCGTGTATTTACATCTACTTCAGCCACAAATTCAACCGTCCTTTATCAATAATAAAGGAGGTGTACGTTATCCCACGTTGTTCACCTCCAATAGAAATAGAGGATATCCATTGATCAATTAAGATCAACAGACATCCTTAACGATATTTAAAGATCAATTAGACTCTTGTGCCAAACTGACCTGAAACATAACCGCGTCTGCCATTGTAAATAACTTCCCAATAGCCTTTAGGGTTATTTTTCCCTTTCACTGATCCAGAAATGTCAATTTTGCTGCCAAGTTTAACTGTTCCAATATTTTTTGAATTGTTACGATCAGGTTTGTCCATAACAATTGCAGCATTTGATACTCCAACAATTTTAATTTTTCCCACAGATTTAATTGAAGAAGAACCAGAGCTTGATTTTGCGGTAGAAGGGGAGGAGGCAGTCTTCACACTTCCTGAAACTTCAACATATTTATCAGATGCAGTGATGTAATATGTTGCTCCTTTAGAGTTTTTAACTTTGTATTGATACGCACTTCCAACCTTAACTTTTTCAACAACAGTAGGGAAACCATAGCCTTTATTCACTGTACCAACAACATCCTTGTCTTCCCAAGAAGGTTTAGAATAAAAGCGAAGTCCGTTAACTTTTGATTTAAGGGAGCCACTTGTAGCAGTAGAGGAGGAAGAACCTTTACTAGAGGAAGCTGTAGAATTTGAAACAGTTTTGTTTCCGAGCAGTCCATCAACTTTTTTGCGAAATGCTGCCAGCTTGCTTGAGTCACTTACCCAAGGGGCAGGACAGTTTTTGTTTGTTACATCGTAATGACGGACGATTTTATCTGTAGACAATTTGAATCTTTTACAAAGATCAGCAACCAATTCAGCAGCATTCTGCACAGTTTCATCATGAATGGTGCCGTTTTTCTCCACGCACATTTCAACGGAAATCGATGTTTGGTTTGCATTCGGTTTTAGGAAGCTCACAAAGCAGCGGTTTTGATCGTGTGCATGATAGGCCATTTCATTTTCAGGAATAATATACTGCGCTTCATTTCTATCTACAAAGTAATGAGCAGAAGCATAACGTTTATCAGCAATACACGTACCATTGAAATAATTTCGCTCATTTAACGCAGTAGCTCCTGGAGTTGCAGTCCAGTGCATTACAATTCCTTTAACACCAGAAAGTTTTAGACCTGGACGAGTGTATTGATTGACTTTCACAAAATTTTTTACGACTTTAACCAAATTAAATCACTCCTGTTTGTTTTTGAGCATTAAAAAAGAGACTGGCTGTTTACCAATCTCTCTCGTTCTCACATATGCTCTTGTTTTCTCTGTTTTGCTAATGTCTAATTTGAATGAAATCTAAATTTTATTCAGAATTTAACCACCTCCTTAAGTGCTGCTTTTTAATTTTGCGACCTCACCCTCTAATGTTTTTAATCTCTCAAATAATTCAGTTGCAGTAAGAATAACTTTCCCGTCTGTTACCGCAACGGTATAGATGTCTTCCCATTTGTCTTTCTTTTTGTTATAGAAGCTTAATGTATTCATTCGAACCTCCAATTAAGGTGTTATCGTATAAAGCATATAGCAACTCCGTAACCATCTTTTTTTGAATATGGCTTGGTAATTTTCATTACTCTCCATCTGTTATTTGGATTATCAGTTTTGGTTGCAATTCCGTTATTAGCTTCGAAATAATCTCCGACGTTCAAAGTGTCATCAATTCGAACAAAAACCTGTCCTACAAGTCCAACAACATTCCATTCATCTCTTTCAGTTCTTGACGCATAATCTGTTGATGGATCGTATTCTTCATTCTCAACTGGGACACGATATGTTTTTCCATGCTCGTTGATCAACTCTTTATAAACCAAGCCACCAAATTCATTTTTTTTGTAGCGACCTTGCCAGTGAAATGTAGATTCACCTAAAACAAAGCCTGCTGTCTCAGAAATTACACCTAATAAAAAGTCTCCCTTTTCAGCTTTTTTGATTTTGTCACCTTCTAATGTCACTAGATAGCCAGTATCAATTTTTTGGCCATCTGCACTTTCGAAGTACTCGGCATAGTCACTAAAAACAGAAGAACCAGTTATTTTTCCACTGGCCTTTATGTTTCCTGAAAACGAGCTGATATCCCATTTGATATTTGCAGTAGAAGCTTTTGATCCGTCCCCATAACCACCTACAACATGATAGTTCATATCATTTATAACGTTGTTCGATGAAAGAACAGTTTTAGCATATCCGCCGTCTTTGTTTGTCGTATGTGAGTTATTAGATGTAATAACTGCAGCTCTACTGCCGTGAACCGATGAGCCACCGGATGAAGCAATAGCTGCAGTACGAATTCCTCTTGTTATTGTTCCTCCAGTGGAACCAATAACTGCGGATCTTGTGCCAGTTGCTCTTGAATTAGAAGAAGCGATAACGGTGGAGTCGTGTCCAGATGCTACGCACCCAGCGCTTGAACTTAAAAGTGAGGATGTGACGTTTTTTACCTCGCCACTTGAGGATGCAATTCGCGTCCCGTTTTTTATTAAGTTTGGGACAAAAGAATAGTCTACACCTGCAATTGTTGCAGCTTTTTTATACTTCTCAACGGAAATCCCGAATAAGCTTGCTTGAGAGTTAGAGCAATATACTCCAACGCTGTCACTTTTTCCATTCCCAATTAGGCTTGCATTTGTAAGCTTAACGTTTTCGGTGCCACTCCCAATACGCACTCCCACTCTGGCTGACTCGAAACTGTTAACATTAGAAATATTTACGTTGTCTGATTTTTGATCTCCACCATAAACATAAATGTCAGCCTCTGCAGTTTTAAAGTTTGACACTGAAATGTTGTTCAGGTTTATATTTCTCGATTTATACTGAGTTGCAATAACAGGATTCCCTTTATAGTCATATAAAGGATCTCCGATTGCAGTAAAGTTATTTACATTCACATTTCTGAATGCGGAAATAACCAGCGCTCTGGGGGCAAGATCTTTATACAGACTCCCAAATTTAGGCCGAAGAGAAGTGCAGTTAGTAGCACTTACGTTGAATGCACTCTTAGATATAGGATCTGAAGCAAGGTGGTGTCCAATATGTCTAAAGTCAAAAGATCGAATATCATTTTCTGATGAACAATTTACTAAATGCACATTTTGAGCGGCAGGGGCGAGACTGTGAGCTTTAACTTCAAAACCTCTACAGTTATTTTTACTGTGACAATTGTTGAACCAAATGTGTCTAGAGCCGTCATCAGCTTCATATCCATTGGTATTACTTACTCCAGTGTTGTGAGCAGATCCATTACCGTTATAAGAGTAGCAGTTTGAATGGAATACGAAGTCAGAGAAGTGGGTTGTAAAACCATCATCCCCAAAGTTCCAAGCTGTACAACTGTCAATCCAAACATACTTAGAACCCTTTGGTTGATAATAATTAGCCCCATCAGAAGATGAATTGTACTTAGGGGAAGTAACATCAAATCCATGCAACCCAGCGTCTTTCGCATGAACATTTTTAATCCAAACAAACTGGCTATTTGTTATATTTAAACAGCTTGCATTTGGCCCCGATCCGATTTTGTTGTTCTTCTTATCTAAATTCCAGTCAGCGAGGAGATTTTCGATTTGAATATAGGAGTTGCCATTTGTGTAATCTTTATTAGTGATGACATGGGTGGTGGGGGAGGTATCTGGATGAAGTTTAATTATGGATTTTGCGCCAGTTCCATATAGACGAGTGAAGGAAGGGATCTTAATACCTTTAACCATGTAAGTCCCTTCAGGAACAAATACATTAGAGAATCCACTACCAAGAGCTTTTTCAAATGCAGCAGTATCATCAGTTAAACCGTCACCCTTTGCACCATAATCTTTAACGTTCACGCTGCGTTGAGTAAACTGATTAATTATTTTATCTACTAATGTGTCACCAATTGTCTTGAATTTGGAGACGTCGCCAATAATTTTCTCAATGTTGCTTATATTATTTGAGACATTTTCTATTTCTTTTTCAAAGTGCTTTTGAACATCGGTAATATCCTGTTTAACATCACCAATTTGATTAATTACTTCTTTGAATTTTAGGGTAATCATAGGGGCTGTCCATCTTTCCCCGTCTGAGCTTATTGCTTCTAGCTCAATAGATATCCACTTTTCTAAAAGCGGATCATAATATTTTAAAAAATTCATCATATACCTCCTTGACTACTATTCGATCTTGAGCCAAATCTGATTAGTGAGGGGAGCGGTCTCGGATTTCTTGATCCTTGCTGCAAATGGCGAAACAGGTGCTTGAAGCCATAGGTGATTAACGTTATTTGGCGGAACTTCACTTACAATAACGTTGAACCCATCATAGGCATCTGAAACTCCGATATCGATCCAGTCATAACCGTCCCATCTCCACTCAATATGAGTATCTTCTGTGACTACTGTCCATCCAATTTGAGGGTTTGGGTACGTGGACATGATATCTGTGTATGTATAGACTTTGGGAAGGTATTTTTTCCTTGTTTCAGCGACTACGTCCTCATAATCTGAAGTCGCATATCTTGTCCATTTCGTGATTTTTTTAGATTCTTCAGTTGCCTTTTCAGATTCTTCCGTAGCTTTTCGAGTTCTTTCTGTCAATGAATCCAGCGTTTCTACAACTTCATTTCCGTTTCGTTTAGTCCATATACGAGATCCAGGAAAGTAGTAAGCTCCTTCGCCACTGTACTTAAATTGGAGTGATTTACCTTCATTTGATGCATTAAAAAAGACAACTCCGTTAAGGTAATCAACCTTAAAGAAGTCGTCTTGTAAATCACCGTCTTCCACTTCTTTCCATACTTTTCCGTCCCCCGAGACTTCGACTCTCATCTCTCTATTAGGTACTTCAGTTAACTGGGCTTTTCCGTTATAGATGACTTGAGTTTCATTGTAGAGTTGATAAGGATCATCAACCGATCCTTTTCTTTTTTTCGACAAGATGGGATCGTTATATATTTTTGGAGTGTCTTCCAAGATATCCACCTCCGTTTAGTTTTGTTTGTAAGCTTCCCAGATATATTTTACATTTAACTTGTTGCCGCGAGCGTTTGTGTCTGAACCAGTAACAAAATAATTCAGGTTCAATGATCCATATGATTTGTCCCCACCCTTAAGGTAAGTACCCGCATCACCGTTCTGGAACGAATAACCGCCTAAGTCGCTTTTTATAATTAAAGCTGCATCGTCTGGTGATGTGGGATAAATTTTAACAGCAGTCGGTATGAAATTAAGACTTATTGATCTGCTCTGTTTGCCGTCTCCAACATATTCCCCTATGGCATATTGCGGGGGAGAAGGGATATCAGATTTTAGTGCATACTCTGAAGAGTTACGGCCTCCAAGCTGAGTAGCACTCCCAGTAATTGATGCATTAATGGTTCCTGTTTCATCTCTGACGGGTATAGAGTAAGGGGAAGCGGCAACTTCTGCTGTGTACCCATTCAATGAATCGGCCGATCCTGCAGATTGCTCAATCCATTTTTCTCCGTTAAATAATTCTTGTTTATTGGTATCTGGATTAATCCAAATTGTATTGACCTCCGGATTAACAGGTCTTTCTTTAGACACAGATTGGATAAGTCCATTTACTCTTCCTTTGACTTCTGTGATAGCAGAAGGGAGGTAAGGATTCTCAGTAATATGTTTTGACTGGACAATATCAGAAAGAATAATTCCAGTTCTCTCAATATCTGCATCAACTCTACGGTAAGCTCTAACACCCAGAGTGTAGTATTTATTCGAGGCAAGTCCCGTGAATTTGTAGGAACGCTTGTCATACTTCACATTAACCATTTCTTCATGGCTCATCTTAGAACCAAACACATATTCATCAGATGATTCACTGGAGTAGAGATAGACTTCAAATCCGTCTATATTGTATCTATCCTCATCAGAATCTGGGTATTGCCATTTTAAAACAATATCTACTGAACCATTGTCATTCAGTTCATGAGTAATTGCCGTTCCATCTGATGCGACGGTAGGAGCTGCAACTGGGGTGGAAATTCGATCATTCCGAATTTTAAAATTCTCAGTGGTATTCATCCAGTCAATTTTTCTAATTGCATAGTCGTTGTTTATATGACTGACTGTATAAACGAGTTTGACCATCTTTTCTTTAACAGTTTCAACTCGTTTTGAATTTGACACAGTCAAATTAATCTTATTAGCCTCAAAGTCAAAGGTCATTTCAATTACTTTTGTTTTAACATCAATACCAAGGCGATCATGCTGTACTCGAACGATATCTCCGATAGATAGCCTGTCCCAATTTTGATGTTCACTTAAGATTCCGAAGAAATTAACTATGCTCATTGTAATATTGATTGGAGGGCTGTTGCGCTTTTTCATTTCCTCAAGTCCGGCTTCATAAAGATCAGTTTCATCATAAAGATTGTCATTAGCCCATTCCTGCTCATTTATAAATTCCGCCAACTCTTCCTTGAGTTCATCATTAAGGTGGCTTTCGAGCGTCAATTTTCCCTTTAAAAGGGTTATTTTATCTTGAATGTCCTTAATCAGTTTTTCTTTTTCTTCAATTTCCTTCTTTTTCGATTCAATTTCAATTTCTTTAGCTTTTCGCTCTTTTATAAGCTCGGCAGTTGGATCTTTCGCTTCTGTTGCTACTGCAATTTTATCTAAAATGATTTTGTATTCTAAATCAAGCTTTGCCTTTTCTGCGTTAAGTGTTGAAAGTTTCTTTTCTTCCTCGGTTTGTCGAGAGAGAAGGGAAGAGAATGTTTCAGTTTGAGAATCGATGAACTCATTAAAATCGAGAATAGCATGACATAATTCATCGCTCATTTCGTAACTGTGAGTTATCACCTTGCGATCTTTATCTCGCTCAAATGGATAAAGAAAATATGTGAAATCTTCTATATAAGCTTGCCCAGTTGGATTAGCAGCGTTTATTGAGAGATCGTCTTTCCCAGTTACATAAAGCCTGGTACAGACTTCTTCAAGTTCCTCAGTGTCTTCTATCGAATCCAAATACTGACCGTATTTTAATCTCATCCCTTTGTAATTTGATACTTCATCTTCAGTATAGAAATGCACCTTTTTTTCTATGGTGTCAAATACAGGGACAGCTTCGAATGTCTCGCATATTTTAAAGAGGAAATCTAACTTTGTAGAAGAGGTAATATCAAAACTGCGGAATTTTTCATTGAATAGAGGATTTATGTATCCGGCTTTCCAGTTTGTGTTTGCAAAACAGTCATTTGTAACCTTTTGCATATTGTAGGAAGTGACTTCATATCTTCTAACTTTTCGATAGCTCAATTGATGTCCAAGTGACATGCACGTAAACGTCACTAAATCATTGTCTGCACCAGTTTTTTGCTTTGTTTTAATAATGAACCATTCATCTTTGAAATTGTAGGCAGAAAGCTTAACGAGCCTTCGTAATTTCAGGCGCTTGAGATGCGGATTCTTAACCCATTGTTTGTCTATTTCAATTTTTAAAGGTACTGCGAAAGACAACTCATTGATTTCGCCTAGTCTTAATGTCAAATTAACATTTGAGATATCGACAAGATTTGCGATTTTCTTTTTGTTAGCTTTAGCAAGAGAGAGTTTCGGCTTTCTTAAATTAAATGATCGCGTTACTTGTTGAAACAGTAAAGGCACCTCCTAACGATATTTAAATCTATAACTGAAAAGAATTCTACATCTTCCTGTTACTCTAATACGGTTTATCCCATAACCAAGTAGAAGGTACTCATCATTAAAGTTATCGTAACGTTCATCGCCGTATATTGATGATTCGACAATTTCTTTTTCTCCAGTAACTGTTATCATTTCACCATCTTCAAGATCGGTGAATACAGAAGGGGAGGAGAAGTAGCTTAAATTTTCAATTTTAACATCTCCCTTACCGATCTTTTGAATTTTAAACGATGGAATAATGGTGCATTCACCTTTATTGTTAATCTCAACTGTAATGTCTTCCTTAGAAGCATCGTACCACGGAGTGGTTATAGTCCTACTGTAGGCATAAGGGGAATCACACCTCATAGTTAACCTTATATAGCCTTCCTTGCTCGCATTGTGAACTAAATCATTTGCATCTACAGGCATTGCGTAATAAACAATATCAAGGTTGTCACTGAAAGAAAAAGGCTGGTATGTATCAACATCCAGCCATCGTTTAATGTTAGCGATTCTTTTTTGATTCCAGTGATCCTTTATATAAAAATTAAGATTGAATTGCTTTGGATCACGTTTTTTCCCTTCATAGAAGGGTGTATCATTCCCCTTGATGGAGGTTTCGTTAATTGATGAAGTAGCTAGAAATGTTTCCTCGACTAACCCTCCATCAGTATTGACGTTTTCAACACCCATATCTGTGGATTTTTCGTTCCCGAAAATGAAGTACAGGCTTTCTCTTATCATTGATGATGTATCACCATCCTTTCTCAAAAAGAAAGAGCCGACAATTTGCCGACTCTTTAGATCTTAACTCCTCTAGCCGATACAATGTTAAATGCTTCACCTAGAAATTTATTTGCATCATCTTTAGAGCCAGTCATCTTATCTACATTAAAGTTAAAATTAAATGTTTGGTTACTTGTCGTTTGATTAGATGCAGAATTAGGGGAAGGGAGTGTAGCTTTTGTTTGAATATCTCCAAAAATGTTCCTGGTTAATTCAACAATTTTCAAAACATTGCTTGTATCAGCTTTATTTAAAACAAGTTCTTGTTCATGGAGCATTGCAAGCCTTCCTGAACTACCCCATGTTCCTGTATAGCCACCTACATCAAAAGAGGCAACTTTCTTACCTGTGGTGTTTCCCGCGACCACAACATTTAAAGCTTTGGAGGCTTCTTTAAGCTTATCAATTAGATTGTTGGAGATACTCTTACCAATAGACTCCATATTGCTGTTAATGAACTTTGAAAACTCATTAAGCTGCTTGGCAATATCGGTAATCTTTCCATTCATCAACTTATCCTCAAGCTGTTTGAATGCTCTTTCGTCGTTGACAAGATCATCATACTTGGTGTTTATTGATTTCTCATCTTTTTCAAGTTGATCCTGTAATGCTTCTTTACGTTTGGAATTTTCACGATCCTTTAAAAATTCATCAAGATCCTGTTGCTGTTCTTGGAGCTGCTTATCTAAATCTTTTAGTTTTGCTTTTGCCTCATCTGAATCATCGAGAGACAGTTTGTTAATCTTGTCTTTTGTTTCTTGAATGGCATCCTGTTTTTCTTTAAGGGATTTCTGGAACTTGGCTTCGTCATCTTCTTTGTCAATTTCGTCGATTATATCTTGAGTTGCTTTTCTGTGTGCTTCCAGCTCAATATCCCGCATTTTTTCGTACATTTCTTTATAAATTGAAACGACTTCATCTGCGAGTGATTTATAAATATCCTTAATAGCCTTTTTGGTGTTATAAAGCTCTAGATTGTAATCCTTCTGCTTATCCTTCCAGTTTTCGATTTCCTCTGTAATTTGTTTCTGGATGTCAGGGAAGCCTTTGGCTGCCTTTTTCTGTGCTTCAAGTTGCTTAATGTACTTTTTGGCTTCAGTTTGCTGTTGTTGAATCAATTTTACTTGCTGACTGTAGTATTTGACTTTTTTATTGTCATCTTCAGTCATCTGAATTTTGATATCAACATCTTTAAGTTTAGCCTCAGTTTTCTTAACAGATTTCTCAATATTATTGAGGGTCTGGTCAACCTGTGACTGAATTAGTTCCCCTTGCAGCTCTCTGACTTGATCTTGAAGGGAGATGAGGTCTAATTTAGCCTGTTTCAGCTCTTCTCTTAGTTGATCGCGCTGAGCATAGTTAAGTTTTTTATTTGTTTTTAACTCTTTGTTGATCCAGTTAATTTTTTGCTGTTGAATTTTGCGTTGCTCATCAACAGCTTTCTTCTGCTCATTTGTATATTTGCGAAATTCTTTGCTGTCAGAAAGGTAGCGTTTGGCCAAAGACTCATTTTGAGCAATTTTGACTTCTAGATCAGATTTCCGTTTATCAAATTCATCAAGCTTGGATTGAACCAATTCGTATTGCAGATCTTGAATTTGATCATTAACTGCATCTAAATCACCTTGCAAACCGATTAAATCCGATTTTGCCTGTGAAAGGGCTTGTTGTCTTTCAGCTTCAGACTGAGAAAGATCTGAGGTTAAACCCTGCATATACTTTTCAGGGTCAATTGGTTTGCCATTTTGCTCAATTTGTAGGTGGAGGTGGTTTCCTGTTGAGTGTCCAGTGCTTCCTACTTTACCTATTGTTTGGCCAGCAGATACAACATCACCTTTCTTAACTTTGAGACCTTTCTGCATGTGCATATATTTTGCAACTGTTCCATCATCCTGTTGAATGACAACCCAGTTACCTGCTGTTTTTGAATAGGTGGCAGTAATGACTTTACCAGATTTTAGTGCTTTTACAGGTGTTCCGGCTTTAGCTGCGAAGTCGGTTCCTTTGTGAGGGGAGGAGCGGAGACCACTTTCTTTTGCACCAAATTTAGAGCTTACCCTAAATCCGTTGCTGCTCGTGTAATAATTTGCAATCTTGGATGTCGCTGTAGATAAGCTTTTATTGTAGTTGGAGAGTACTTTCTTAACGTAATTTTGTGTTTCTTTAAAAGGGGGAGTGCCACCATATTTTATTACGTTACCTGGCCCCGCATTGTAAGCAGCTAAAGCTTTCTCGATGTTACCGCCAAACTTGTTTAACATTTGAGCAATATATTTGGTACCGCCCATAATGTTTTGGTAGGGATCATATGCATTTTTTACACCTAGACTTTTTGCAGTACCAGGCATGAGTTGCATCAAACCCATTGCTCCAGCGCCAGAACGAGCTTTGGCATTGAAGTTTGATTCTTGTTTAATAATTGCCGCGATTAGAGCAGGGTCAACACCATATTTGCTTGCTGCAGCATTAATATAAGAAGAGTATTTGCCAGAATATGATCCTCCGGAAGAATATGAGCCTGATGAAGAACCAGAAGAGGAGGTAACAAGTCCAGTTTGAGGAATATAACCAGATTTAATTTGCTGTTTCAGCAGTTTAATCTGATCCTGCATTAGCTTTTTCTTACGCTCTAATGCCTTGATTTCCTTATTGATTGCATCTCTGTATTTTTGTGACCATTTAGGATAATCATTGGTTTGCTTGTTGTATTTCTCAATTTCTGCATTTACTTTTTCAAGGGCTTCTTTATATTTATCAACGACGTATTTGGATTTCTCAGTTTCTTTGCTGGCTTTCTCTTGTTCGTCAGAATATTTCTCAAGGGACGTACCAACTTCATTTAAAGATGAGTTGGCCAGTTCAGCCATTTTATCCAGATCTTCTAACTGTCCAGTGACGTCGCTCAACTCGTTTATTTCTTTAATGATTGGCATTGCCATCTGGATATTGCCACTTTCCATTAAAGTGTCTACTTGTTTTCTCATTTTGGAAAGATTGGCTTGCGCATCGGCAACAGTCTGGATTGATTTGACCTCTAAACCATAGTTCTTTATTTTCTTTACTGTTGCGTTTGCCTGGTTGATTAGATCCTGTTTAACTGACTTTTGCATGTCGTTGTATGCTTTAAGTTTTGCATCACGTAGTTTTATGATTGCGTCTCGGTTTAGTTTAACTACGCCGTTTTCAACAGTAATTGCTCCAGCCAAGTCTTTTTCTTTTTGAACCAGTTTCATTGCTTCAGCAGCTGAGATACTTTTCCCTTCAGCCATTTTCTCAAGCAGTTCATTGAGAGGGGAGATGGAGTCAGCAAAAGAATCATATGCTTCATTTTGAAGGGCAGAAATAGCTAGTTCTGTTTGCTGAGAAGCAACCAAATCGTCCATTACAGCTTTTATTGCCTCTAGATCACCTTTGGCATCCTTGAGCTTTTGACTTAAATCTTCAACTTCTCCTGTTAATTCGTTTACACCTTCACCATTTTCGTCCCAAGTGATCTTTGCAGAATCAGCAGCATTTTTTGTAGAGTCTATAGCATTCTTTAGGTCATCATAGGATAAGGACAGTTTCTCAGCTTCATCAGAACCTTTGATTTGTTGGTTAATTAAATTCTGAAGTGCTTGAGATGCTCTTGAGAAATCAACTTTATTCCCTGATTCTAATGCTTTCTGAATGTCATCCATGTATTTTGAAACATTAATGGAAAACGACTCTAATTCATCAGAAGTCATCTTACTAAAGTCAATTTTATTGAAGGCTTCGTTGATATCTTTGGTTAACTGAGGGTTGATTTTAATGGAGTTATAAGCGTCAACAGTTTGCAGCACTTGCTCTCTAAGTTTAGCCTGAGAACTAGATAACTTCTGATTGACTTGAAGAGCTTGTTGTTCAGCTTTAATCCCAAAATTTTTATAATCACTGTCGCTGTCGAAGATATCCCAGAATGGCCGATCATTGTTTTTATAATGGTCTGCAACTTTTTGATACTCTTTCATCTCATCGGTCAGCTTGCTGATATCACTCAGGGTTTCTTTAAAGTTGCTATTTGCGCCAGTTTGAATGTCTTTTTTGTTTAATTCGGCTAATTCTTTGGTGTATTTAATGGCATCTTCTAACGCTTCGTTGTTTTTAATGATGGCATTGCCTTGAGAGTCATAGCCCTGAACTAAGTTAGGAAACGTCTGAGCTAATTGTTGCGTGACCTGTAGATATTCTTGCTCCTTGTCAGGGGAGAGGGAACCGTTATCTTTTGCTTTTTGCAGATCTTTATATTTTTGGATTAACTGATCGGTCTGTTCTTTATTTGTGGTTATTGCTTCAACACTTTTCTTTTGTGACTCTGCAAGCTTTTCTTGTTCTTGTTTAGCATCAGAATAAGCAGAGACAAGTTTTTCGATTACGAAGCCTAAAGCCATGAAGCCAGCCCCGACAACCGTCGCAACCATTAATCCCCTTAGAGCCGTTTTCAGTAGATTCGAAGCCACTGCAGCACGAGTCATACCTGTACTTAGACCAATGCTTGCAAGTGTTTCTTGTCTCATTGCAGAAGTACCGAGCACAAGTGTGGTTGCAAGGGTTCTTACATTTTTACTAAGAAGAAGAGTGGCAGTGCTCACTAAAGCAAAAATACTCGGTAAGAATCCAATGGTTTTCGTAATACCTGTCCCTAATTGAAGGAGGTCTTTTAAAGATTCTGTAAGGGCGATAATTCCATCTGAAATAACGGCATCCCCTGCAGCCAGACCGAGTTCTGTCCAAGCGTTTGATAATCGATTTATTCTTGCCTGGAGACTTTCTGAATATTTTTCCTGTTCTTTCCATGCGCTTCCGGTTGATTCCGCAGCCGTAGTCGCCGAATCCTGGGCAATCGAGAAGTTGTTCATTAACGCGTTAACCTTTGTACCGTTCCTTTCGGAATATTTAAACGGAGTAGACCATATCTTTGCCTCTTTTTTAACTAAAGGGCAGCCAGCGCTTCGTAAGCAGGAATTTCACCTGCAAACTACTCCCAAAAGGGATGGTCGTTGCACCTTCATTTGCATGTGCTTCGCAGCATGATGCAAATACTTGGCACAGGGTCATCATATCAACTCTGACTTAGATTTTCCCTGTTAGCAATATGATTAATAAGTCATTTCCTACTTAAATCTAAGCGATCACATTACACCCTAAATTAGGTTCACTGACTTTTCACTAGCTAATTACTTAACTAGGCGACTATTGATTAATCGAGAAAGCTGATAAATACCTGCTACACCAATACTTGTGTTTTGTTTTTGAGCATCGCTTAATGAATTCCATTTATCGGCAACCTCTTCGATTAGTTCACTTGAACTTTTGGCTTCTCCTCCAGCTTTTTTGACGGAGATCCCAATTTGATCTAAAGCTTTTATAGAACTTTCATTGTTTCCGATCCTTGCGAAGATTGTTTTTAATGCATTTCCCACTATATTGCCGGATTCACGAGTGGTACTGGCCACTGCAGTGGTATATCCGATTAAATCGTTTAAATCCACTGAGAAGGTTGAAGCGGTCGCGCCAGCCTTCCTTATGGAGTTAGCCAGGTCTTGTGTTGTAACGGCATAGTTGTTGTCGACTTCATTCAATTTCGAATATTACCCTCGGTTTCCCGATACTTAAGTAGGGGACTAGACTATATCTTCATCCCATTGGGATGCCCAGCACTTCGAACAGCAGCTCAAAATCTGTTCTACACCTTAAAGGCTAGTCGTTACACCTTCCTAAAATAGGCTTGGCACGGTATTGTCATAGGAGTTCTCCCTTAGAGTTCCACCGTTAGCATCCTGTGAAAAGGACACACCCCTGAGCAATAGGGTTCACTGGGTTTTTCACTTATACATTACTATATAAGGCGACTATAATTAATCGGCAATTGATATTGAGTCTTCAGCGGCAACATTAAAGTTTAACATTGCACTTGTCAAAGTATTGACCGTTTCATCAACGGACAGATTCGATACGTTTTGAAGAACTTCTGCAGTTTTAGTAATGCTTCCTAGTTCAGTTTCATCAAATCCCATTCTTCCGAATGAACTTGTCATTTGAAGAATATCTGAAATTTTATTGGAAAGTTGATCTCCCATTTCAACTGCTTCCTGCAACATATCATTGAACTTATAATCAGGTTCATCCATAACCCTTCGAATTTCAGTCATAAGAGTATCAATTTGAATAACCTGATCAACCATTGATTGAAGGCCGCGTATTGGAGCCATGAACATGGTCATTCCAGCAAACCAAACAGGTATGCGAGAGGCAGCAACACCTAATTGCTCGACAAAACCCATTGTCTGCCTTGTAGTAGCAGCAATGTTAGAGGACATTTCCCTGAACTGCATATTAAGACTAGCCATCTGATTTCTTAGATTAGGTGTCCTTGCAGTTAATTGATTAACAGAATTCAAATACTGTTGAAGTTGTTGATTACTTGCATTGCTCAATGAGCTGCCATATCTGTTTTGTAGGTTCTGAGTATTTACCTGGGCTTGTCTTCTATATAGCTCTAACTGTCTTTCAAGTTCTTTAGTCTTTGCAACTGCAGCTGACTTGTCATCAAGTGTCTTAAGTTTGGCTCTGAGCGCTTCAATCTCTTCTGTAGTCTGAGCTAAATTGATTTTTCGTCCAAGAGAGGAGAGGGTTACTTCAGACAGCTGCCCTTGTTCTTTTAGTCTTTGCAAACTTGCCCTGAGCTGTTCAATTGCTTTTCTTTGTTGATCAAGGTTTGTTACTGTGGTTGAATTTTTAATATTACCGTTTTGGTCGAGATTGTATGTAATATCCTTAAAGCCGTCACGATTTTTTTGAGTTGTTCCTGTCTTAAAACCTTGAGCATTTTGCCGTTCAATAATCTTCTGAGCTTGTCCAAGTTTCTGAATTTCGGATGTTAATTTTGATGTTTCCTGAGCTTCTTGACGAATCTTTTGGTTCCGATTGTCAATCGTCTTAATTTCTCGTTGAAGTATTTCACCATTCTTTTTATGTTGCTGAATGATTTTTTCAGTTGTTCCATCAGCATTCTTAATGACAGTTTGTGTTTCTTTGACTGTTTGATTGTAATTTTTTAGATTTTTTTGATATGTTTCAACAGCAGAAGAGAATTCTTTGAGGGTTTTTAATGCGGCATCATCAATGTTTGTTTTGAGCTGAAGGGAGTTTAACTTAGATTGTAGTGTTTTAAGCTGCTTGTTAATTTGTTGAATTGATTGAGTGGAAGTATCAGCAACAGGAGTCACTACTATTTTTAATTGTTGACTCAATTAATAATCACATCCTTTCAAAGAGGAGAGAGTGGGGGATATGTGGGAAAATAAAAAAACTCTGCATTGAGCAGAGTTAGAATAAATATTGTTATTGTGTATAGTGCTAAATCGTCTTCGTCAAGTAAGTAGAATTATGAAAGTCCCCCAATTAATGAGCGACATTACTTGCTTTTCTAATAGACAAATCCATTACACCTTGCCAATATTCAGCTTCCTTAAGAGCATTTTTGATTATGTCACTGTCTTTCTTATAGCCAACAGGATTATAACCAGGGCAGCCACTGCTAGGGAGGAAATCAATATAGTGGACAGGGTTTTTAAAATCATCCACCGTTATTTTCATGGTAATTGACTTAACCATCGTAACCTGCTTTGAGCCAGAAGAAAGGCCGCCAATTATCGCTCCTACACCTCCTGCCAAAACCCCACCGATTGCTGCACCAGAAATCTGTTCACCTCTAGAAGCTTTGGACACTGTTTCATTGTCTAATGATACTGATGACTCGATTATTTGTGAAAAAGGGTAGGAGAACTCAATAATTTCATTCTGTTCATTCCGTTCATAAAACTTTAAAATACCTTTGGATTCGTTGAACGATATTTTTTTGTTGTAATTAGTAAAAGAACCATTGGCTTTGAAGTCTTTATCGTATTCTTTTAGCGTTTCAACATTGTTCCTTAATTTATTGGCTAATTGTTTATTTCGTATTCTATACGGCTCGGTTGCCAAAAGTAATACTCCCAGTATGGTGAGTATCACAGCAAAAGCTCTCCATCCGTCCATAAAATAGAAGAAGGCTGTCAATACTCCATATAAAATATAAAATAAAACCTTATTATTCACCAAACCACCTCATCAAACAATATGCCTAAATTATACCACAATTTTCTTTCTTAGGAATGTTTATCTTGAGCAGAAGGGAAGTAATACTGATGGAAGCAAATCGTGGTACAATTAACTGCATATTACAATAATGGCGGTTTATTATGGAAGAAGTACAATCATGGATGACAATCGGTATTGCTGTTGCTGGAGGAGCTATTTCTTTGATATCTACTCTTGTTGTTCAGTGTTTCCAATTTAAAAAACAAATAAAAATGGAAGAAATGAAGGCTAAAAGAGAATATAAGCTAAAAAGAATGGACGTTTATAATGAAATTTTGAAAATCCAAAAAAGAGATTATGTTGCAGATATTAATGCTGAGGAAGGAACATGTTCCTTTAAATACGATATTTATTTAAATTCCATAAAACCTATATTGTATCAAAACTATCATCTGCTTGGAGAGAAAGTCGTTGAATCGATTAAGGACATAGAAGATTTCTTGTATTCAAGGCATGTTGCATATGATCGCCCAGATATTACTGATGATCAAGAGGTATGTACTGATTTTTTGAAAATGATTAACCTTATGGAAAATGAAATTAAGCAATTTAGACTTGAGTTGGAAAAAGTTGAAAAAGTTTGAGCGAAGAGAGAGGAATCACTCTCTTCTTATTTATTTTTCAGCAGAAGGGAAGAGGAAGCGGTTATGATGCATTACTTTTTTTATCTTTTTCCTTCTTAACTCTTTCAAGTAAATCACTCAAATAACTCACGACCAATAACTTTTTTCTGTCTTTAAAATAAACCCACCAAAACGCAAAGGTAGCTCCAGCTACCAATAGTGTATTAATAAGAGGAAAAGACTCAAATAATGATTGATAAAGTCCCATAGCAATATTCCAAACTGCCAAAATCCAAGGTAAATGTTTAGTATGATCCAAGCTCTTTAGAAGATTCTCCAGTCTTGTTTCAATAAAAATTAAAGAATCCTCATCAATTCCCCTTAAAGAGTTTAGGATATTTCTTCTGCTCTCCATTGTCTTATTCTGATACCCTAGTTCATTTTCAATGTATTTGATTAATTGTTTGAATTTCAGTGAGAGAAGTTGTTGTGCGATTGTTACACTACTCATTTCTAAATCACCTCAAAGTGATTATCGGCCACAATTGTAAAATTTTAAAGAGGGTGAGGGGAAACCTCCACATACGCCAAATAAAAAAGACATCCATTAGGATGCCTTAGTTAGTTTTTAAGTAATTCTGCTGCCAATTTTATTGCTATGTCTTTTATTTCATTGTAGCCGCCTTTAGCCAGTTTGCGTGCTATCTCTTTAAGTTTTTCAGGTTTACTAAGGTGTTCGTCAATTTTCAATTTTTCCTCAACATAATTTATTCCAAAGCGACTGAGATAAGCAAACTGCAAAAGTACGCCGTACGGCTTCGTATATTTAACATTATTTAAGAATCCTTCGTTCTCAAGCTTTTTAATTGCTTCGTAAAACATTTGCTGACTCATTCCTAAACTGTTTGCATCTACATTTTCAAGCATAGGTAAATCCTTTTGATATTCTAAATAAAGGGCGACTAAAACCCTTTCTTTTGCATTCAATTCAGTCATTTTCTCACCACCAGTAATATTTTCCTCAATTATAACATCGATTCAGACTGCGTGGTTTTCTGTATCCTTTTTTGCTTACTGTTTCTCCTTTTCAGCCTTCACCTGTTCCAGCAAGCTCCTGTATTGAGCTGCTCCTGATCGATGATCACTACCATTTTTAATAGCAAATAGAAAAACGAAGAAAATAATGTAAGACACCAGAATAAGGAACAATCGATACATTTCGTCATCTGTATAAAAATTGAAAACTTGAGTAAGCATAAACACAGTTGCCGCTATGAAACTGGGAACCGTCTTCGAATTGTCGAAAGACTCCTCGATTTCTTTCATCCTTGCGATGCCAAGTATTATTGTATCTAAATCAAGCCGTCTAATTCGGTGTAACTCAATTTTCTTGTTTTTGTTTGAACTATAACCAAAATAATCTCTAATGTATTTCTGTATTTCTTCATCAGGCCATGTTAGCAATACCTCTCCTAAATCTTCAGGCTTTTTTTTTAGTTTGTTCCTTCTCTTAATCCACCATCTAAACATCCCATCATTCACCTCGATCCTATTATCGGGGGAATATGGAAAAATTAAAGAGGGGGATTTGACATTGTGCTATACTTTACTTACCAAAATACTGGAGGTTGACCATTGATGAACTTCGATCCTGAGAAATTTAAGAAACTTCTTAATTCTGCGTCAAACCCTTCAAATCCAAAGGATACAAAAATAAAGAACTATTACGTGAACCAAGAGTACCAAGAAAGTGTAAGCTTTGATATTGATTTTGAGAATGTGGATGTCGCCTTGCGTATTGCTGGGTTGTTAGGAAAACACGCTACGAACTTTACTATAAACACATTAAATTTCCCTGACACAAATAAAATTGATTATATTCAATTTATGGTTTTCAAAATTAATGACGCGGAACTTTTAAAAATTCTAGATCAAATATAAAATAAAACCCCCCTGAAAAGTGGGGGGGGTAGTTCAAGTAGTTCTGTAGTTCGGTTGAATTTATAATAATCTTTCCAGGAAAATTGAAATAGCATAATCAGGCTACATATTTTGTTATCAAGTCTTTTAATTCTCGATTAGAGATATTTTCTCTATCTTTTTTTGAATATATGGTTAGCAGATAAACCTCTTTATCATCTTTTACAACATAATAAAGCATTCTAAAACCATTAGATTTGCCCACTTTAGCACTTGTATTGGCTACACGGACTTTGTAGCTATGTTCATCATCAGGTAATCCCAGTCCGCTTATTTCATCTCCTAAAAAATTCCCACTTGAAATTTCTTCAATTATTGGATCAATATCATCATAAATTTTTCTATATTTTTTTCTGTTAATATAATATCTCAATTTTTTGTTGAATTCATCCGTTGGGATTACCTCATACTCCACTTATAATCTACCCTCATCCATATCTTTTTTCATTTGTTCTCGCATTTCTTTATAGCTACGCTTTTTCATTTTACCTTCGCGCATCAATTTCATTTCTTTAAGTGACTGCTCTAAAGATTCAGAAGGACTGCATGGACTAATGTATGCTGTAGTGTTCATGTCCTCATTCTCCTTTTTCCTATTCACGAAACATCACCTCTTGCGTTAATGATAATCATGAATAGCTTGAATGTATATAGAAATTTTATACCAAATTAAGACACCTTTCAAGAGAAATGTGCCAAAAAATGATGATTTATGGAAGCAGAGAAAGAATTTTAAGGGAATATGACCTGTATTGGTTTAATTCCCTAAGCTATGTGCTTTTAAACAAAAGCAAAGCCCCTCAAATGAGGGATCTTGATTTTGAATAAAAGAGTGATTTTACATAAATATTTGGTTCTTTTCTTCTTTAAAATCACGAAGGTCATAGTGTTTGATTGTAGTGGAGACATCTTCGTGTTGAGCAATGTATTTGCTGACAAGCTCAATCTTGATTTTCTTGACTTCGAGTAAATAGGTGATACAAGAGGCTTTAAAAAGGTGAGGGTTGATCCTACGGCCGAGAATGTCTGACAAAACATCGGAGCAAAAATAATCAGCCCACGTTTCTGACATTAGCTTTGGTTGACCACCGTAAGTAGTGGTAAAGAGGTATTCATGATCATACCCACGTTTTTCGTGCCACAGCTTTAAATATTTTAGAGCCTCTGTGTTGATCATATATTCCAGCACCTTGCCTTCACCACTACCTTTGCCAAACACTTTATGTGACAACACATATTGCTGTCCTTCAGGGATGGGATAATCTAAAATTTCTGTCTTAAGCTGAATGATTTCAGCTCTTCTGGCTCCTACATTAAAAGCAGTTGCAAGCCAAGCCATCCCTAAATAGTTCTCATCTTCTTCAAGGACTTTCATCATTGTTTGATAATCTTCATATGTAATCTTCACTTTTTCATAGGTGACTGTCTTAGGTATAGCAGGAAGGCCACGGGTAAAGTTCCTGAATGTTTTATAATTGTCATCATCTTCGGCCACAACATTTTCAATATAGTTGTTTAAAGAAGATACACCAGCTTTTTTTAGCGCGATACCGCTGGAAGACATGCCTCTGTTTTTTAAGAAACTTTGGTATCTAATGAAGTCACGCTTAGTGATTCTATACAGTTTCTTTCCATTTAGAGAATTATGTACCCACCAAAAGAATTGCCGAAGGGAAGAGGTGTATTGCTTTCTTGTTTTGTCACGGAATGAGTGAGCATCCAAGAATTCTTCTGTTAAATTTCTGTGCTCCTCATCAACCTGCAGCCACATCTCATCAGTAACATCAGGCAGCTTCTTTGCACGGGGACGTATCATATTCTGTTTTATTTCTTTCGCCATTAATTCACCGCCACTATTTAATTGTCTTGTGCCCAAGTTTATTAATATCCTTGGTAACAGCTTCAATTAAGCGACCATCCTTTAAAGCTTCAGCAGTGTTAGCCATGAAAGGTCTTGGTCTACCATAGCCGTATTCATATGTGTCTGGGAATGTATAGCCTTCACCAGTTTCAACAACAGTTGCGACATCGCGGCCTTCATCTTCTCGAATGTTATCCAATGAGAGCCCATTAGCTTCATTTTCAGTTACAAAGGAACTTTTCAGCTCGTGAGTTCTTTCATAAACTAAGGGATTGTACACGTCGTAAACATCAGTTTCAACATGTTCTTGCCCAGTTTTGATTAACGTTTGCTTAGTGCTGCTGTTAGATTGTTGGATGGCCTTTAAAGCTTCTGTCTCTACTAAAATGGCGAGATCTTTATAATTCGCCATTTAGCTATCCTCTTGAGTAAGCTCTTCAACTTTTCTTAGAATATCTTCATTGGCTTCTAGTGAATCTACAAATTCCTTACTCTGTTGAGCAATTTTTGCAACGTTTAGAGCTGTTTTATCAATTCTTTGCAAACTTTCTTTAGGGAATGACTCGTAAATCTTAGAAGCGAAATCCGATTTTGCAATTTCCTCGAACATTTTTAGTTTATCTGTAAGTTTTTTAGGGAATTCTGCAATATCACTAAATTCGATAATTGTATACACATAAAGCAAGTCACCTGGACTAAGTTCTGTTTTAACACCTTTTTTATTTTTAATATCCGTGAAATCCCGAATTAAAGATTTAAACATCTTCATAATTCTTGCAGAGTCAAAATTCGGATAAATGTAAGTATGATATTGATCATTCAATTCAATTCTCTGCTTCTCATTGTATTTCTTATTATCCTCTTTAATATGACTAAGCGTTAATTTTTGTGTTGTCATCATATTTCCTCCTTATAAGCCCAAAATAAAAACAAACACCTATTAAGGTGTTACGGACATTCCTAAATCCACACTGACATTAATGAATGGCTTATCATAACTCCTGCCTGTTATCTCTTCATACTCTTTTGGGGTAATATGCCCCCACTCAACATAATCTCTCATAATAGAGTCATCTTCATAGCAGCCCCAATCATAAAACTGTTTGATAGTAGTGTAATCAGGATACTTCATGACGATCCACCACTTAATTCAGCAACAGCCTTCTGCAGTTTTGCTATTTCATAAGTAAGTATTGCATTTTGTTTCTTTAAGAGGTCGACGGGGTTGGGTTCTGATTCTAAGGGTGGCTGTAATGCATCAATGTAATCTTGATCAGCATTTTCTTTCCATGTTTGCTCATCGGGATAAAATTTAGCTATATAGAGACCAGGTGGAGGTTCGATATCAGTCCAACCATCTGGAACTTTATAAATTCCGTCTTGATCGGGGGCAAGAATATCATTTTCGATCAATAGATAAGTTTTTGAATCATATTTGAATATATTTTTCAGCATCTAATCTTCTCCTAAAGAGGAATCACTTCATCTAATCCATAAGATGTAATGTTTTCAAGTTTATCTGAAATTTGACCTTCTAACCTCATATTACCGTTTGCTTCAATGTATAGCTTGGTCACGCCAGTGGTTCCGTATATAGGAACTATTTTACATCGAAGTTTAGATGGTCTATATGAAGCAGGAAGTGTTCCAAAAACTGTTCCTCTTGTAGCAATAATTTCTCCTTCCAATAACAGCAGTCCACCAATTGTTGCGCACCTTACTTTTCTATCACCATGTTTCGCACCGTTTTTCAAAGGAACTTCAGTCCAGATAGGGTTTAGATCGTTTAAAGTTGGAAGCATGACAAAATCTGTCCAACCTATACTATGATACCAATGACGAATGTAGATTCTTGGGTCTTTCAAATTTCCAGCTGGAAAGAAAACTTGAGCAAACCTATATTGAGTTGATTTCACATTTAGAATACCGCCATATGAATTCGGGTATCCTGTGGCTTCATTAACTAACAGTGGAAAAGTTGAGATTCCATCAGGGTAATTATCTCCCTCATAAGAAGCATCTTGAAATGCTGGATCATTGATAAGAGTAATCTGCTTTGTCGTTACTTGATGCGGATTTGTCCGACTATTGATATGATCATCAACTTGCGACTGCGATTCATTCCATTTTTTCCGTTCCTCTGCAGTGATATGTTTTATTAAATCAGCAGTATGTAAATCAAATTCTGTTTTTGTTGCTTGTTCCTCATTTATCACTTTCCCTAAACCTATTTGGTCTTTTGTAACGGAATGCGGGTTAGTTTTATCATTTGCATGAGCATCTGTATAAGCTTTCGCTGATTTCAATGCATCATCTACATCAGAAGAGGAGGGGATTGTAATGAATTCTGTCCAACCAGTGGATGGGTACCAATGACGAAGATAAATTCTCGGGTCATTTCGATTTCCAGCATTAAAGAAAAATTGTGCAAATCGATACTTAGTAGTCTTAACATTTAAACACTCGCCATACATACTGGGATATCCAGCTGCACTTCCTGCGAGATGGAAAGTTGAAATTCCTAAAGGATAGTTGTCTCCCGAATACGAAGCATCTTGATAGGGTGTAGGGTCACTAATAATTGTAACCTGTTCAGTAGTTACTTCATGCGGATTAGCTTTATTGTTGATATGGTAATTCACCAAATCAGAAAACTTTTCAACTTCACCTTTGATCTCTTTCTCGGTGTCCAGAGTGTGTTTTTCCAGTTTGGAAAGATTCCCTTTTAAATTCTCAATCTTTATTTCATTTTCTTTATTCTGTGCTCTAGAGAGATTATCCATTACTATGTCACCGCATTTCCCTTAATGGTAAGTGAACCGCCATTGATTTTGGTTATTTCAAATAGAATTGCGGTTTTCCCGGCAATATCAAACTCCCATATTTCATCAATTCCAAGAGTGCTTGCGCCAAACATGTGATTAGAGGAGTTTATCCCTTCTAGAATAATTTTCTTTCCATCTTGTGTAACACTATAAAATTTAACTTCTCTTGAAGTACAGTCGCCTGTAATTTCAACAGTAAGTGTGCGATGAGCACCCACAATAAGTTTTTCACCTTCACTTGGTTCAGTTACAGAATCATGGAAGACGAAAGGGGTGATTTGAGGTTCGACTTTTCGCGGTAGTGTTTTATAATCGCAAACTGACACCAGAAACCTCCTTACATAAATTTTCTTAATAAAACACGCATTTTATTTGTATAAAAAAGAAGAGGGGAATCCCCCTCATAATCTTTATTAATTAGATATTATTTTTGGTTAGCTGGATGCTTGGCTGCCTTTTAATTCATCAATTTGTTTTTGTAAATCATCGAACTTAGCCTTAACTTCGCTGTTTAAGTTAACGAGCAAGACGCTGCCGGTTCCAATGTTGTTACTTCTGACAATATTGTCACCAAGCATTTCATGAGTAATGCTTTTTTCTTCAATGACAGCAGGATCGCCTTTGTCACCTTTATCACCTTTTGGTCCCGGTTCACCCTTGTCACCTTTATCGCCTTTTGGCCCCGGCTCGCCTTGCATCCCTTTAATGTATAAAGGGTTCTCTTCACTGTTGTTTTTTAAATAAACAGCCGTTACTGGTTTTCCTGTGCCATCATTTTCTGCAGATGTAAATACTCCATTACTTTCATTTAGAAATTGTTCAGCCATAATAGAATCTCTCCTTATTTTTGTTTTAGATTTTGATTATTAGTCACCAATGTCTACAGACTTTGTTTGAGTTCCTGTGTCTGATCCTGGATCTGGAGTAGGTTCTGGTTGCTCAGGCTCGGGAGAAGGTTGGGTATCATCAATAGGATTTCCATCTTCATCGACTGGAATTTGGAGGACTCGTCCCATTTTCCCTGATCCTCTTTTCGCTGTTGCTTCAAACTTCAATTCAGGAGTGAGAGCAGTTCCGTTTTCAAGTGACATATCAAACTCACCTGAAGGAGTAACATTGTCAAATTGGAAGTATAAGTAGTTGATTACTTGATTAGTATCTGGATCGTATTCAATTGTTCGGTATTCAATTTCATACTTCTCAGAGAACTTATCAGAGGCAATTTCCATAGAGCGACCTTTCACTTCTTCTTTGTAAATTGCAAGCAGTTCATCACCAGGTTTCGCGAACTCTTCTGGAACTGTAACCGTTTTGTCCTCTGCTTCAAGTGTAATTGAATTTCCTTTAGCGTCTTGAAGGGTAACTAATCCAATCGGCTCCCTTGTCACGGCAACCTCACCAATATCTGAAACAATAAGATCATAATCAGTTTTGTAGACGTTAAATGTTCCTTTTTCAATTTCAACACCTTGAGACATAGCCAACCATTCAAGGTCAAACAGCGCATTTTTTAGATTCAGAGTAATTTCTTTATCAGATCGAAGGATGGCAATTGTTCTGTTTCCAATACCACCCTTTAGCTTATCTTGGGTAACTGCTTGCGAAAATCCAGCAATTTGGGCTTCCGCAGTAGCAACCAAATGGCCATCACGTTTTCTTTTTAGAATAACGTCAGCCGTATCGTTAATAACTGTTTTCATTAATTAAATTCCTCCTAATAAAAAAAGCAGCCTAGTGGCTGCTTGAGATCATTTTAGAAATATTTTCTGCTTCTTTTTTAGAAAGAGTGTGGTTATCATCTTCAAATATCTCTATGTCTTTGCTCCAATCCTCTATGTTTTTAGCGTGATCGGGATCTACAGTTGCAAAAAGGGTGGAGGTGTCATATTTCTTTAATAAAGCTATTCTTAAGAAAGTCATGTAAACTTGATAAATAGTCCAATTAACAATCTTTTCATAATCACTAGAACCAAAAGCGACGATGCTTGAGATCATGTTTGTCAAATTAAGCTCTGAGGACTCTAGGCTTTTAAGTCGCTTGCTTCGTTCTATTGCCTTTTGGATAATGGGGTTTGGGTTAATTTTTTCTTCTTTCAATAAATTCATATCTAAAATCAATTTTCGTATTTCAGTAAAATTTTCGTTAGTAACTTTTTCAAGAATTCCTTCGTCATTGAACATTTTACTTAATACTTTATGATAGGCTTCTGTAAATAAGGGAAGCTGCGTAACAACTTCAAATAATGTAAGTTTCTTTACTTCCTTGGAAGACTCAGTTTGATTTGCGGAAAACAGGCTATATGCGATTTCATCCCTACTCATTCTGACAAGGTTAAGATATTGAGCGAACTTGTAATAATCCTTTATCTTAATGAAATGACAATCTCCAATCGAAGTTTCAATTGGTAAGCCTAATATGTAAAAGTCTCGTAAATCATTCATTTCATTGCTCCAAATGTGAAAATCATTTTATAACCCAAATAACCAGCAGGAGGGTTTGCAATCAGCATTCTTTTCGGAGCTAAAGCCTTTCCGAAGCCAGCGATATTTTTATTGAAGAGAAGCGCAGATAATCTGTCCAAAATTTTCAATGACCTGAATTCATTTTCTTCATATGTCTCGATATGAGTGTAGACATCAATGTGAAGGTCTTGATCCATAAGCAAATAGCTTTGATTAGAGGGCTTTGATAAACCACTTCCCAGATACATGCAGACTCTGCAGATTGGTGTGTCAGTGATATCGTCAGTTTTCGGAGCTCTTTTGAAAATCGTATTAAAAATAGGGGGGACAATGCGGGATTTACCATTCTCTTCAACAGTAGTTTCAACATAATATCCTTCTAAATCCTGAACATCTGGGAGTTCAGGGGAGAGGGGAGTGTCCTTATAATATAGAAGCCTGTTGAGATCTGAATCGTCAATCAATGTTCTGAAAATCTTGGTCATGTGTTCGACCATGTTACTCATGCACTGTCTTCACCTCGGACTTTCTTTTTGGCAATTAATTTTATTGTGCCATGATCTCCATAAACTTTAGAATAATCAATATCATTAACAAGATAATCCTCACCAAAGAAAGAGAGGAGTAACCCAATTTTTATTTTGTCATTATTTATATTTGGAATTGTGATGTTTGCTTGGCCATCAGGAAGGTTGACGGCTAGATCAGTCCCATTTATAGATGTTGAACGCTCAAAAACACATGGTATTTCAATAATCTCTCCAGGGACTTTAGTTTTGATTGGTTTACCAGTAGCTTCGCTTATCTTGTCTGAATCAATCCATTTGTCATTTTTAGTTATCTTTATTGAGGAGTTGCACAACCTGATTTCTGCCTTTTTATAAATTTTATTAAAGCTTGGGAAAGTAGTGATTAGCCACTTTTGAGTGTCCCATTTGACGACTCCTCCAATATAGATGTCTTCGGGAAGCCCTAAAATGTATTTAGTCATTCCATCGCCATTTGAAAACTTCGAAGTAATCAAACATGTTACTGATTCTTTTTCATCAATTGATACAGTCTCTGACTGAAAACCCTTCAAACCAGCCTGAAAAATTAATTTCCCATCATGTTCAATCTTTTTATTAACATCGATCTGATGGTAATTTTTAAAGTCTTTCATCTAAATCACCAGATAGGAATTGACCTAATCTTACGATTTCAGCACTCACGTCCAAAATGATTTCACGAATTTCAGCTAGTTCTGTATCAGACAGCAATTTTTTATTTAAATATTGCTCTACTTTATAAAGGACAGAGTTGTTTTTCTTACTTAGTCTTATGCAGTGTTCTTGCAAAGAGGAGGAGACTTTCCCTTCATTAATACATTTTTCTCTCATAAGTAATCCACCTCTGTATTCATAATGAGGCGGTCAATATCTTCTGTCTGTTTCTCAATTGACTTTGTTAATGAATTAATTTGCGTACCATAGTTGGTAACACCAACGTCTTTTGCAAATGGTTGCCATGTAGTCTGAAAAAAAGTCTGTTCATTAATTAAAAAAATTAGACGTAAATAATGAACGAGGATTAACAATTCATCCTCGTTCATTACTCTGTCTACTGTTTCAGTTTCATCGTTACACTTCAATTTTTTGTCGCGAAGTCTATTATTGAATCGCAGGACTGCATTCCTTATAGATTTATAAATTAAAGATTCTTCAGTAGGTAAATTGATATCAGACGTTTTACAGTTTAGCAAGAAAAATTCCCAAATTTCATCATAAGAAGTCATTATTGAACCTCCTAGTCAAAGAGCAGGGAAGGATCTTCGACACCCATCCATTCAGCTAATGCTTTAAGTTTCCCAGCAGGGATATCATCACTGAATTCAGAGGCAACATCAATAACAAATTGTTTTTCTGAGTCAACTGTAATCTTTTCAAGTTTATTTTTCATTTGTGCAATGTTACCTGTTTTAATCATCTTTGAAATTTCTTCTTTTGTGTGAGTGTTGTTCGTGTATGCTTCCGCATCAACAATTGATTCTTTGATTTGTTTTGTTGAGTCATCTTCATCAACAATAACTAATTCACCTTTATCAAAGCAGACGCTATTCATTGTTAACCAGTCAACAACCTCTTTAGGTACTTCCTTGATCTCCGCCTTACCATTTTTGCTACCTGACCAAGTGAATTGTTTGAGTCCGCCATCCCCGGTGTACCCAACAAAATAAGAAGTATTTCTATAACGAGCCAATTTAACTTTATCAGACATAATTTCCTCCTAGTTTATCCTCATAAATAAATTCTTAGATAGAGACTGCTGCTTGTTCCTCAATAATTCCAATCGCTTCACCAAACAGAAGGTTAACAGAAGCAGATTGAGTGATTTTCATTTTAATTCTTTCATCTTCGATGTCTTGTTCAGTTAACTGTTTAAGCCCACCGTACTCAACAATAGAGAATGGTTTTTGTGACACTCCACCAGCAAACATATAACCTTTGTTTACAGGCAACTCAACTTTTGAGTTAGTTTCATCAGTGAATGGGTTTGTGAGGTTTACTGCAGTAGTTCTTCCAATTGTAGTAGGGTTTAAAGCAGTCAGAAGCTCATTTTTAATGCCATCAGTTAGAAGGTTTTTATATGTAGAATCTGTAGCTTGTTGAAAAGCAAAGTAATCAATAAGAAGCGAGTCTCCAACAAATACTGGCCTACCTCCATAACGCTGAAGAACTGAAGCAACTTCATTATATTTTTGTAATGTAAGGTTTGAACCAACAGCCACGTTTTTTGGTGGAATTTTTCCTTTAGCAATAGCAGCAGCCGTTAATTGATGAATTTTATCCAAATACAATCGAACTTTTGCATTGGCAATGTCATTAACTAATTTGTTGAAGTACTCGACAGAATCAGTTACAAGATCAAGTGGCTCATAATAAAAACCAGTGGATAGCGTATATGGAACAGCAGGTACATTTTCTCGACCTTCAACACGGACTAGATCTACACCTGATCCATTAGCAGACCAAATCACTTTTGCTTTGTTTTTCTTAGGGATTTTGATTAATTTTAGACTCCCTGGTTTCTCTTGTTCGTGATTTGCAAATAGAGTGATTAGATTTGTAACCATTGGTTTTGCAATTTCATCTGCTTGCTGTACAACAAGCGTATTAAACTGGTGCAACATAGAAGGGTCAGGAGTAACAGTTCCATCACCAAATACTTTTTTAATATAAGTTTCGATATCCGATTTATCTGTGGCTTCCATCTTATTGTTGACCACACGGCTAAATAAGCCCTTAATTTTTACAGTGTCAAGTTTCATATAATGTACTCCTTTTCAATAAATGTTTATTAAAGTTCTATTAATCGCCAATGTCTACGGCTTTTGCTTGAGTCTCTGAACTTGTTCCAGGTACTAAGCCTGTTTCTGATCCTGTAATTACCTCGAGACGTACCAGCTTTTCTCCCATTGTGTACTGGAGATCATCTTCGCTGTTTACAACAAGGAATTTAGCAGAAGAATCTGCAAAGTCAGCATGAGGTGAAGCAGGGTCGCTTAAAACATATTTTTCAGTTTTAATATCAAAGTGCGCCACTTGTCCTCGTTTAACTTCTTTGACGCCTTCATTCAAAGAGAAAGCAGAAACATCAAAACGTGTGTATCCTGGTTCCAAAATAACGATACGAGCATGTTCACCTTTAGCGTTATAGAAATCAGTTAAAGACTCGCCCAAATAACGAACTTCGGGAGCTGCAATTAAGTAAGCTCTGTGCTTTTTATTGGAAAGTTTTTTTGCGATACGGTTTCCTTCTTCATCAAAACCGAGTTCCACGAGCATAAAGTTGTCGATATCTGATCCTGAAACCTTGGCACCGTGAGCAAGTGTTTTAATTTTTAATGAATTTAAGTTACCAGTAGTATGTTTCCCTACTTCTGAGAGGGCAGTTTGTAGTCTAGTAGCCATTTATAAATCCTCCATTTTATTTTTTAAGATGAATAGCGTGATTCAAATGAGTCGTCCTCTTTAAGTAATTTTTCACGTTTGCTGGACAACTCTCTAATAAAAACTCCATCCTGATCAGTTGCTTGGTCTACAAGATCAACCAACATTGAATTCAATTGAAGAATTGCCTTGTCAGTTTCTTCGCTGTCTTTTGCAGATGTTAAAATAAGATTTTGAACTTCTTCAGTTTCGAATTTCTCTTCAGCATTAAGAGCTTCGAATTTAGACTTGTAGAATTCTTTCTTTTCTTGAACTCTTTTTTCGAATTCAGCTTTTTCATGTTTTTCTTTGAACGGTTTTAGCTCTTCTACAGCAGAATTTAATTGAATGAGTTTTTCGCTTGCTGCGTTGAACTGCTTTTCAAGCTCGGATTTACTCTCTTTAATTTCATTAAATTGATTAGAGAGTTCTGCAATTGTTGTGTCTTTTTCATTTAACTGACTTTGAATTTCTTCAGGGACAACTTCTTCCCAGTTTCGTTTTAAGAAGACTTCTGTTTTAGAGTCCAAATCAATTGTCAAAGTATCCCCATTTATGGTGTAGTTAACTTTGTAATATTTGTCGTAAGAATTATCTTCAGACCAGCTATAAATGTTTACAATAAAGTATGTATCATACACATCAGCAATATAGGATTCCTCGTTTGATTCTAGAGTTGGGTCAAGCTGATTATAGATAAGTGCCCTTATGTCTGAATGTGATAACTCAAAGACTTTTTTAAATTTATCCACTTTTTCACCTTCCTTTTGTTTTTCTTGGGTAGCGGCTTGTGCTACTAACCTCTCGAATTCTTGCAGCTCATTAAAGCTCACTAAACGAGATGAATCGTAAGCAGGGAGGACAACATCGTGTTCGCCACGCTTCTCAGAATTCAAGATTGCATGACCTTCTAAATAAATGGGTGTTTCAATATACTCTATCCCATCTTTAATAGAGTAATTTGAATATAAAATTTCACAGCTAGTGTTTATGTTGATACCCCGTGAATACCATTCCATCAAAAGCTCACATGCATCACTGAATCGCGAACTCCATAATACTGCATCGGCGGCCAAAACTTCTTTTTTTCCTTCTGCGGTATCGATCTCCATAATATATCCTTCAGAAGTAAACACTCCGATTGGAGTAGTATCTCTCTTAACTTCAAGTTCACCGTGTTTATCAGTACCTAAATATACTTCATGCGATCCAAGAGTATCAGTAGCAGTGTTGATTTCTTCAACCTCATGATACTTTGCAACAATAGGCTTATTGATAATAGTAGGGGAGGCGTCCATAGCGACTTCCTTAGAAATGACTGTATTATTGTGAGATGTCTCAAAGTCAAAAATGATAAAAGTGCAGGGGAGTTTTGTGGGATCATCTGTTTTCTTTATCTCATTAAGCTGCAATTGAAAAACTTTTTTCTTTTGCTTGTTGGTCAAACGGTTATTCACCTCCTTTCAAAATATTGCAAATTATTTTGGAAGACTGTTTCCATTTGATGTCGCAGATTTAATGGTGTTTTCATTAGTGCTCTCATCTACAACAGGGTGTCCAACTTCATTGCCTGTATATGTATAGGATGTTTGATAAGGCCTTATCTTATCTTGAAGATTTAACTCATCTGTTTCATATAAAGTTTGTTCCAAATAACTTTCCCATGACACGCCTGCAATATTGTCGATAACATGTTTAATTGACCATCCTTTATCATTAAGCTTAATGAGAATGTCCATCTTTTCTTTAAGAGTTAAAGGCTTATCTTTGTCATAGTTCATGTAATAATTATCTTTTTGACCTGCAGGAAGGATAAGATTAAAGAGTTTTTGATATACTTCTTGTTCAACTTCCTCCATTAAGACGCCAATTCTTTTGTAAAAGGTATCTAAGTTTAATGAAGACGTTGCATAGTTGCCACCCTCACCATTTAGTAAAGAGCCTGATAAACCATAAGCAGATTGTATGTCACTGTTGATATGATCAAATTTCGCTCCGTCTAATCCATCAGCTTTCACATCTGGGAATGCTAAACTTGCAAAGTCGGGGATTGAGACAACTGTAACCCCATCTTTATTGTTTTTTTCTAAAGCAGTTTTAACTCCAGAGTGTACTTTTTGTTTTACTGCCTTTGGAAGTTTAAGGTTTGTGTATTCACCTTTTCCCTTATCAGTCCCGATAGTTAAAACCGCAACTGCATTAATGATTTTATTAGCAATTGCCCTTTCAACATCTTTGAGTTTCTTTTTATGTAGAACATCATACAATCCTGGTGTAACCCATGATGTACCTAATCCCTGATTTCTTTTTAATGTTCCAGTTCGAAGTGGAAATGTCCGTTCTTGAGGAAGTTCCTTGTATCTGTGTTTCTCACGATCTTGAAGGAAGTTTTCATAATCGGAATTCTTAATGAAAGGGGAAAAGCTGTTTAGCAGCTCTTTTCTATAGTCCTCTTTAATGTTGCTAAAATACTCCATATCGATTAAACAAACCCAATCACCGTTTCTTCTGAAAGCTGGAAAAACATATTTAACACTGTCGAACACAAAAGGGTAGGGGGATTTATCGTCTCCTAGCCAAATTCCAACGAGTGTTCCTGCTGCTGCAGTTTGTTTTAGCAAGTCGCGTGTTAATCTTTTATGCTTTACTCTATGGAGGGCTTTATTTAAAAGGGATATGTGCTTATCAGAGGACTTGCTTTTTGTAAAGGAATCAATTTTATAATTCAAAGTGGGGAGGGCTTCAATTAACTCAAATAGTTGATGTATCTCAGCGGTTGAAATATAGAAATATTGAGCAAGATCTTCTATCTCTTCCTGAAATTCATCAGGATCAGAAAAATATTCTTTTAACTGCTTAGCATCTACTTCGCTTATAATACCTTGAGAAAATAAGTTAGAAACAAAGCCAGATGCATAAGTAGACACATAGGTGCTGTAATCGTTCAGCAGCTTTTTGTACTCCTCCGATTCAATATCGATTTTTTTAATATCAGTCATACTTCACCTCATTTCTTTTAAAAGTAGACAAGATCATCATCAATGTCATATTCTGTTTGTTTGTTGAGTTTCCGTTCTAAAAGAGTGGCTACATAATTTCCGTATGCCACGGAACTATATCTGTCTTTCCGTTTACTCTTAGGTTCTTTTAGCTTAACTTGACCATTATCGTTGTACTCAGCTTCAAGGTTTATCATTTCATTGATCAACAAGGTGATTTGGACATAAGATGAGATAAATTTGGCCTTGGTTTCTTCCGGTAAGGCTTCGTAGCCTTTGAATCGCTTCAAATATTCTCGACCTTCATTTTCATTAATAGGGATTTTAATTTTTCCTCGTTTAAATCCATCTTTAAGAAGAACTGCAATCTCACTATTTAATTGAGCGTTACCTTTAATACTGTAAATGAGTTTTTCAGCATTTTGATATGTGCAACGTTCAGCCATTTTTTCGTCATTGATACAAGAAAGCGGTTCATATTCTTTAGCTCTTTCTTTATCATATAGAGGCTGACAAAGCGCATCATATACACCTAGACCAATGCTTTGAGTATCTAGCACAATATAGTCACATGCATAATCTTCGAATAATTGTCTTATCCTTGTTGCTTGTGAACCTGTGTGTCCACCAACTATGCTCTCCATATAAACAATATGTCTATCATAACCATTAGAATTTGGAATTAATCTGAAAACGGTATACACACTAGCGTCATTGTCTTTACCTGCCATGCCAGCGATGTCGTTGCTAATTAACCTTAATTCTCCAGGTTTTTTGTTTTCAAATTTAAAATTGGAATCTTTAATGAGGTCATAGTAATCAGGCGGGAATAGGGGAGAGGCGAGCTTTCGATTTTTTTCAAGATCTTCAAATTTAAAATAAGCTTTTTCAGATTCTCCGAACCACAATGCTTCCATTTCCATTGACCAGCCAATGGGGTCAAAGTCTTCTTCAGACATTTCATCCTTTACTTGGTCTTTATCGAGGAGTCCTTCTCTAATAGCAATTTGATAAGGAAGACCGCATACAAAATACTTTGATCCTTTCATCATTGCGTTAAAATAGGTTACAAACCTGCCGTATGACCAGTGAACTTTATACCAGCAGGAGGATAAGTAAATTTCTTTGTTTCGTTCTTTTAGATGAGCATATTCTTCTTTTTCAAGATATTTTGGAGACCTTGGAGCGGTAAGAAACTTTCTCAGTACTTTGCTAATGATCTCAAAATCGACCATTCTGAACTCGTCCACAATTAAAAGGTTTGCACGTTTTGAGCGAGCTCCGTCGTTTGATGCAACAATTTTAATCCAACTACCATTATGGAATTCAACCCTTGCGTCATTAGCTGAAGTTTTTAAGTCCTCAATTTCTCGTTTTAAATTCGGGGACTCTTTTCGCAAATCATCAATTTTTTCAATAACTTCTCTTGCTTGTCCTTTAGTTCCTGAAGCAATGACTATCTTTGTACCAGGAAATAGTATGGCTTGAACACAGCAGTACACCGACGTTAACCAAGTTTTACCCTGTCCGCGACTAGCTAAATACATGAAATAATGGTTGTGAACCATCATATAAATCAAAATGCATTGAAATAATTTAAGGGTTATTCCTAAGTATTCTTTTACAAATCGATGGGGGTTAGCCCGATAAAAAGAAGCCCAAGCACCAATGCCATCCATCAATCTTTCTGATTTAGATTTTTTGTTGAAGTTCTTGCCTTTATTGAAGAGATTAATCCCTCTACTATGTTTTTTTCGATCTGTTGTAAAGTTACTGTATGAGGCCATTTTCGTTTACCTCGTCTTCTTCTTCATCTACAGGCTCTTCAACAGTGTGCTTTTTCATTTCGTCCCAATATTCATTTGAATAGTCATTCTTAATACCAAGCATCCTTGATAAGTGACCTAAGAAAAATACTTTTATGTACTTACCAATCCTATCAGGATCTTTCCAACGAGACTCAGGTTCTGGAATTGGCCTTTCGTTTTCATATTTTTTTATCAATGTACCGAAGGTCTCTTGTTCAACACCACTAGCGCCTGATTCTTGAACTGGTTTTAGATTACTCGATCCCAATAAATCCTGTAGTGTTTTTTGCTGCTGGTCGACTTTCTCTCCATTTTCCCGACGCTTACGAATATCCAGCATTGTTAGACAAATTTGATTTATAAGCAGTTCCATTCCTTTAGAATCGCATTCATATCTATTTGTAAAGTCTATGTACTCATTTTGAAGCCATAAATAATCCTCAATAGATAGACCGCGTCCCCAAAACTGAATGAATTCATCAATGTCTTCCTGTGTCACATTTTCATCGCTTTTAGCAAGCAACATTTTCTTTGTATGTTCTTGTTCTTCTTCAAAATCATATTCGCTATCTGACCAATTTTTGGAGATGAAATCCTTCATTCCGATATTTTTCATGTAGACACCAAAAACATTGGCATCACCATTTTTAGATTTTGTTTTTGCTTCATCTATTGAAGCTATCCAAATATCATAAATAAAAGGGCGATCAATCATACGTAAAATGTTTTGTACATGTGTTAAATTTTCAGGGTCTTTCTTATATTCAGTTTGAAGACACATCTTACAGACTGTTAGTTTTCCTGTAGCAGCGTTAAACAAGGATTCAGATTTATAAAACTGAGAAATAGCATGAGCTTTCCCACAGCAGGAGCACATAAGTTTTTGTGTAGCCATTGATTCACCTCCAATATTGTTAGTAAAACACATTTTATAAAACGCCCAGCAATAGAGAGGTAGAGGAGAAGAGACCTCAATCATCACTGGGCGTTCTAAAAAGGTGTTTAAACTAAAGAGGAGAGGACATCATCATGATGAAATCCTCCCTTAATTTCAATGCCTTGTCTCTTAATTTGATGCAACTGTTCTTTTGAAACACTACAATCAATGTATACCCCGTTAGGAAAGCTACTGCCCCTTAAGTCATTAACTGAGAATACAGTGCAGTTAATCCCTTTTTTCTTTGCAAGCGCGCTTCCATACATTTCTGTGTTGGCTCCTACAATAACTGGAAACCCATTTTCTTGCGATAGTCTAAGAAGTAAAGTTGTTTTACCTTTGCCTCGATCAGAATCACCAACGATAACAAGTTTAGAAGTTGTGTTGTGAAACCTTCTTTGCAATTCTTTGTCTACATCATTGTAACTGACATATTGCAAACTATCAGAGCTTGAAGTAATTGTCCCATGAGCTGCAATGCTACCATACCCTGACTCAATGCTAAATTTTTGCTGGTTTCTATTAACTCCCATATATTCATGCATTTTGCCTAGAACTTTACTAATCTCTTGATCACATCTATAGCCAGACTGTTTCAACTTAATGAGCTGTTCCAAATGATTGTTCATCAATTCAATTTCTTCTGTTCTATCCATCTTCATCATCCTCATCGTTTAATTGAATAAAATTAAAGATTTATTCAGATACACTTAAATATTTTTAAACAAACCTTCTTTTGTTTTATCTGCATCCAATGTTCCATTTACTTTTAAATTAAGGGCTACAGGTCGGTTCCCAGCCAAATTTTCAATTAAAAACCTTCTTAGTTTCATTAAAATCCCTCCTTAAAGATTATTCCCGGTATTTGGGTAATTGTGATACTCATGCTTATCTAGATTTTCCTCAATCTGATTTACAGAAGACACTAAGTCAATAAGCATTTTGTTTATATCTTCATAGACGTTGCTTAAACTGTAATAGGCTTTAAAATCTTCTTCGTCAAAGGATTTCCGAATAAAACTTTCTAGACCTTGTCTTTCAACAAGGACTAACTTAATAACTTTTGATAAATGTTCAGCTTCATCTTTATTTGGATGATTGAACATTGCAATGTATTCTCTTAAAGCTTTAGCAACAGTCTTATATGCTGGATAATTTCCGTCTATCCGCAATTTCGCGAGTTTTTCTAGACATTTGTTTAAGTTTTCTTTTACAAATTCCATATTGTTCATTATGTATTTCTCCTTTGCGATTGGTCGCAACCCTTAAATTGGTTTTTAATTTAATATGTAATCGTACTGAATAACCCGGCCTTTACCAGACTCATAAATTGAAAGGTTAGCTCCAGCTTTAGCACCTGTCATTAGCCCATCACTATAATCGTCTGATCCCATCACAGAAGGGAGTTGTATTACCTGAATATTATGTGTGGCTGCTTCGCCAACTGTAAGCATGTTTCCATGATGGAAGTGGGACACATATAAATAGTCGTAGAATTTTCGCTTCAATTGTGAAATGTCACGAATAGCGTTCTTTTTATTTTTTAATTGGTGACCATGACAAGCTGCAATTTCAAACTCCAGTAATTTGAAGTCTACGATAGCTTCATCTTGAAGCGGAACTTCAATTCGCTCATTGTCTTTAAGCATGTCATGAATATATGTGGCAATGATACGCTCAACATCTTCTTTAGGCATTTCCAAACGACTTGTATTATGTAATCTTAACTCTGTATGATTAGCAGAGGGGATATGTATGTATTTGATCTTTACGTATTTAGAAAGTTCTTTAAGCCATTCAGCTTTATAGCGAGAGTATTTAATGACTTGATCAATAAAACCGTACTGTAAAGCTGTTAGTTGAGACACACGCAATGCCATTCCTTCAACACTGTCAGCACCATTTAGTACAACCAATTCATCCAGACTTTCTTTTTTTATGTATTCAACGGTCTCAGAGAGAATTTGACTCATACGTTCAAGATAAATTTGCTCATTATATTCGTTATTACAACTTTTAAATTGTTTACCAAAATGCTCATCACCAAAGCCGAGGATAGCAGCTCTTTTTCTCTTGTTCCTTTCCAGTACCTCAAAAGAGGGAGGAGGGAGCGTGCCAATTTCTTTGATGGCTTGAGATACATTTTCATAAAGGAGTTCGGTTCTGCCTTTTATTCGCGTTTCCTTATGAAATTCATGTTTAACAGCCTGAAGTTTCTTTCGTTCTTTCATAACCTCCAACTTTTCCATTTCCAATTCGATTAAGGCTGCGTCCGAATCTGCTGATTTTTCTTTTTGGTATTCAACCCCCTCAATGAAATTTTTGAACCACTTCCTATAAGCGGATTCTCCTTTATTTTCACCAGTTTCTTTGTTAATAAGCTCCTTAATTTCTTCCCAGTTTAAATCATAAACATCTTTATTGGAGCAAATTCTAATTTTCCATTCTTTTAAATTCTCATCAGAGCGGCGCTTCGTTTGAATAGGATCGATCATTCAATCACCATCCTACTCATTTTCTTTAACAGGAAGCTCATTCTCTTCTTTAATTGTGATTGACACGTTTTTCCCATTAAACTCATATAATCTTTCCCTTAAATCATAAGTGTACTCATCTTCTTTTATTTGTTCAGTTATCTCCATTAAATCCATATCCAAAAAACCTTTTAAATTCACTTGGTTAACTTTTTTACTTGATCTACCTTTCGCCATACAAATATTCCTCCTTACAATCCTTTTAATTAATATATAAAACTAAAATAAATTCCTTCGGAAGTCCGATGATCCGATAGCATCGGCCAATCCGAAAAGAGGAGATAGAGGGGAATAATAAGAAATGAATAAATCGGATAGGTGTTGAGGGAAAACACCCGAAGGAATTTACAAATAACAAAAGACGTCTAAAAGACGTCTTCAGAAACTCTTTCTACACATGGTAGATGAGCTAAAAATGGAGGAGCAGAGAACAGAGTGAAATTTTTTCGTCTAAATATGACCAAATAAAAATATCTAACGTCCGTAAAATTGTAAAGAGCGTGAAACGTAAGCTGTTAAACGTTATCCGTTTTCCATCCTACAAAAAATATTGTAATTTTATCGGTATTGCAGTTTGGATACGCTCCAAACCAAGGCGGCTCTCTACTTCTCTGACGCTCCAAGCTGATGATTTTTACACCAGCTATCAAGGTGAAATAATTTTCACCCTCATAGCTAAGGCAAAAGCCCAGCATTTATAGATACTTATTAGCAGCCTCAAACTCAATTTCATAGTTATGATTTGCTTTTTCAATTGCATTTGATAAGCGATTCGCCATTCTTTCAAGTTTCAATCCTTTAGATTTCATTTTCTCAGGCTCAAACATGGCTTCACGATAACTCACAACATCAGAATATGATGCTAGTCGTTCAGTTTGTTTCGAACGTCCATAGTTTTTAAGTTTATTAGCTTCACCTCTTAGTTGTTGAGCTAACTCAAGAGCTTCCGTTATAGACAACTCTTTTTCATCCCATACAACTTTAGCATATAGGTTTGCTTCGGCCATCAATACTACAAGGTCACGATAATCTTTCCTTGCCACTTCCAACTCTGTTGTGATTTTATCAATAGTTTTTGTTGGTTTAGTGTATGGTTCATCTTTGTCGTGTTCAACATAGGCAACGCTATCTCTTTCTTGCAAGAGCTCTTGAATACGTTTGGAAATAGTATTTCTTAAAGGGAGAGCTTCAAATAGTGCGATTTTTGACATTTACTACCGTCTCCTTTTTCGTTAATAAAGCGACTTGCATCTTGCAAGACCCTTTTCACAGGGGCGACAGGGATCGAACCTGCCCACGCGGTTTTGGAGACCGCATCGCCACCGAGGAACATGCGCCCCTAGGATTGCCTGCGCACCGGAAGGCTCGAAAACACATTCCGGAAAGGCTCGTAGGCAACGCAAGCACAAATAGAACATAGTTTTGAAAAGGCAAGACCGAATATAATCCTTTTCAGTGAAATGGGAGCGTTGATCAGGCGCTCAAATACCATTCCACTTATTTTGCGATTATAGAAATATCGCTAACCCGGAAAAATTTTATGGCCTCATTCGAATAGTCGAAGGGCAATATTTACAGATGAGGAAGACGCATCCGCCTCACCTAAGCGCAAGCCGAAGCTGTACACCGCAATTAATTTAAGACAAAACTGTCACCCATAATAAGACTGTGATGGGTTCACCCTACAAAGTAGTTAGTAGCTAAGGTCTTATTGACAGTTTTCGTCCGATAATAGCCACTTACCTGTCTACTGAAGATACAGACGACCGAGCTAACCTCGATCCCTCGCAAATGACTATTATCCGACCTGCTGCTATGGTCTTTAGCAGCATTATAAAGCCGGATGCACTTAGAATACTCAAGGTGTTTAAAGGAAGGGGTTGTATACTAACCCGAAAGTGTCCATTTGTTATTAATGAACACTTTCCGATTTCTAACGCTCCTACACGTTAGAATCAGATATCCCACTTAGAAAGGATGAAGGAGAGAGGAGTACTTACTCTGGTAGAATTAACCCAATACTCCTCATATACTCTTCCTCGGATTCGAAGAAAAGTTCAATTTGTTCCTTGGTGATCGCGATGTTACGCTTTCGTGCAATTTTTCTAATCACCTTTTCCAATTCATCATAGCTAAACTGAAACATATGGATAACTCCCTTTAATTATTGTTTAATAGAATCTTTAAGAGCTTTAGCAGCTTTAAATGCTGGTGCTTTTGTTGCTGGGATTTCAATTTCTTCCCCCGATTGAGGATTTCTGCCTTTACGAGCCGCGCGCTCACGAACTTCGAAGTTACCAAAACCGTGAATTTTAACTTTTTCACCATCTTTTAAAGCAGATGTGATTGCATTAAATGTTGAATCAACAACCAATTCCACATCTTTCTTTGTTTGTCCTGTAGCCTCTGCAACTGCACCAATTAGTTCTTTTTTATTCATTCTTATTTCCTCCTAAATGTAAGTTTAATTTTTATGTATCCATCCATAATATAAAAATTTATGTATGGTTCAAAAATGCTTATATATCAAGGGTTTTAGCATTTTTCTAAAGCGTTACATTTCGATGTTTTCTTACTCTTGTCCTTGTTTTTTCTTTTGCTATTACGGATGCACAAGGTGGGCAGTATTTAGATTTGTTACTTTTAAATCTAAATGGAGTTTGGCAATTGACGCATGATTTAACTTTCTTTTGACCAGTGTGCAGATCATAATAGAGACCGATACTGTCAAACGATCTTATTTTAATAGCCATTTCTCCGCCGGGTTCAATACCATAGATAAAACTTAATTTAATAAATCCTTTATTCCGAATTTCAACAATATCCTTCTTGGCCAATTCGCCAATGTTTTGATGCAGCTTGTTGGCAGTTAGCGAAGTATGAGAAGCATCTATAAGTTCTTTGTATCTTTTGTTGTTTCCGCCAAAATAGTGTTCTGTTGTATGCTCCCCGTATTTGATGTGATGAACTGTCGAATATAATTTTGCTAAGACAAGAAGGGTAAAGCAGAGCTTTTTTTGTTGATGGTTGATATCTAAAGAATCAATAAATCGAAGTTCATTCTCCGTTATATCAATTTCATTTACATTGATTAAAATATTTTCTTTTTTTCTTGCATAATTAAGTACCGAATTAATTTTTTTGTAATAAAGAACCCGACTAAAGTTTTCAATGTTCTTTTTGCAGAAATCATAAAGGAGCTCTTCACGTTTTTTAGGCTTATACCCTAATTCTTTATAGTACATTGCCAATAACTTCAGTTCATAATTGAGGTTCTTTGAAATGAATCCATTTTCAATAATTGCTTCTGCATATTCTTTCTCTTTAAACTTAAATTTGTCTATCATAGACACACCTTTCTTAATGAGTAATGTTTATTAAGGTAGTTGATATCACCTTTTTGATCAAGTACAGGGATGTTGAAACTTTTTTGTTTTGCTTTTACGTTTTCAAATATGTATTGGCCGTAGAGATGCCATAATATCTCTTTATTTGAGATCTTTTCATCAACATAAAATAAGCGAACAAGGTAATTAACTGCTTCGTAAACATTGGAGCAAATATCATTGATTCTTTGTTTGAATAAATCTAGGGAATTAGAGAAATTGCTGCAGAGATCTGAATCATATAAATTTTTATCTGCATCACTACTTGCTCCCAATGAAAAAGATTGATTAATGCTTTTTTTATGTTTTTGATATGCTTTTGCTACTTTCCTGTAACGTGATTCATCAAATTCAACTGCATCATTCATATAAATCTTGTAAATTTCATCATCGACATCCTTGTTAACAATGTTTCTGATACCAAAGTCGACGGATTCAATGTACTTACAGAGTCTGTTCATTACACAGTCGCTCTCAATCACAGGATTAAACCTTTCAAATAACCTAAGAAATTCATGCTGCTCCTTTGTTTTTCGTTTTACTTTCTTGAGCTCCTGAAGACTAATCCCAAATTTCTGCTTGCAAGTGATATCATAGGTTTTGACATGTTTTTTGTATTTGTTTTTGGTTCCTTTGTATAAATAAATAAAAAAGTAAGGGTGTTTATCCAATAAGATTTTATTGTGAAATTCCTTAGTCGTCTTTACATTCTCCGAGTCATCTTTTTTGATCTTTTGATAATTAATCCAGCGAGAAGGGATACCTTTAACTTCTCGTCCAATTTTAGCCTTATCAATTTGAGCACTTTGCAATTTGGTACACATTTTTACTCGATTTAATGTGGTGAGATACTCTTTAGAATCAGAATCAAGCTGAGAAAGAAGAGCATAGCCACTCGTGCTTTTATTGGTGATTGAGCCAATAATCGAGCCAAATGAGAAAAGGTCTGCATTGAATAAATCTTCCTCAGTCAAAACCTTTTTGGTTGAAGTGGGAGGGGTGTAGGCGACTGGCAACTCATCTTTATAAACCCCCTTTAATACTGTTTTATCCGAAGTTGTTGCAATAATGTCATAGTCGAAATCACTACCAGCCCAATTCATTGTCTCAGAGCCGTGAACATTCACAATGATACCTGTGTAATTATGCCTGTACCAATAATCCATATCCTCAGTTTGCTTTAGATTTAAAATTAAATGTTCGCTACGATAGGTAAGGGGTGCCCGCATACTGTCAACATGTTTAACCCCTTTTTGATTCCAATAATTTGAGTAGTACTCTCGCTTACCTAAAAGCCCTGTTACTTCTAATCCACAAACGTGCTGCATCATCGCATAGGGATCGCTAACAAGAGTCTGGAAGTTGCCATCTAAGATTATGTCCCCAAGGCATCCGCGTTGGATTTTCTTTTTCATTAAGTCATAAATTTTCTTTTTTATGTATTTGTCGTTGATTAAGTCAGGGTTCAATATTAAAGACTTAACCCAATGATTATCAGATTTCTCTATGTAATTCGTAATTTTTTCATCTGTCACATCAGTTCCCAGAAGAAACAAGATGGTGTAATAGATGTTCCCTGAATTGACCCCAGTTATCCAGTTAACAAATTTCTCACAGATCTTTTCAATGTCTTCATGGTTTAGATTCAGAGTCTGCAAAAATTGATAGTTCATTTTCAAAATGTCTTTATCTTTTTTAGGGCTGTGTAGTGAAACTCCCCATTTCAAGTTATTCTTTTCACAGTTATTTTCATAAACCTCAATGGAAGGGAAGCTGTCCCAGAGTTTAAATTGGCTCTCAGTGAGGATAACATCAATGTCCCTTAAATCCACAATTTTTGGGTTCCCGTCAGAGTCTTTATAAGATGTTCTGATTCTATAATTCCCATTGTTTACTTTTTCGCAAAACTCATGAATAGGGAAGGTATTTAGCATTCCTTTAATAAAGTTCTGTCTGATACACCATTGCGCTGGGACATAGTCTAAGCCTAATTCATCTGCCCATTTTTTCGCCATCTCATAGCTAATCAAGCCTTGGCCATCAAAACGGTTAAATGATTCAACGATATCCTTAATTTCAATAATGTCATCATCTTCATAGTCTGTTTCAGTTACAAAGCTCACTTTTACTTTTGTATCGCTATAGTAATCAGGAACTAAGCAAAATCGCGGAGTGCTAACCACTTGAGTAGCACTGCCAGATAACCCCTTATAAGCATTAAATTTTGAAGGGACTAGGGCTTTGTTTAAATCTCTTCCGTTATCCAGAATTTGATTAAGTCTTTTGGCAGTCTCTTCTTCGATAAATACAACAGTTGAAACCCTTGCTTGTCCCGCAGAAGACGAGAATCGAATAAACTTTTTGTTGTTTAGAATGAGTCCATTTTTATGTAAATCTTTATAATGACTGGGATGATCCATTTTAATTGTGATGTATTCTGGAATAAACAGAATTACATTAATTTCATTTTGGATACCCTTCAACTTCTTTGAAATATCCTGTGAATGATTTAGTCTTTGTAAAGTTTCCTTCTCTTTGTTAAGTGATTCAAGGTATGTGTAGTCAACCTCCTTGTTTTTTATGTCCCTAATAGATCTTAAAATTTGATTATCAAATAAAGCAATAACTTCGTTGTACTCTTGAGCTTCTTCGAATGATAATGATATGTTATAGCCAAACTCTTTAAGTCTAGAAGAGTTGAACTTGTATGTATAAAACTGTTTATTTTCCAATAAAGCATTCTCCTCTTTCGCTTTTAATTATTATTATATTTTAATATCAGTTATGTATGTCGAAAGCTCATCAAGTAAAGCGTGAATATCCTCGTCAGTTGCATTGCAGGGATAAGACGAGAACGTTATGTCTTCAACCCACGGATTCCTTTCTAAAACTGCTTTAATGTGTTTTGCTTTTTCTGAAGGAGATAACCAACTTCCATTATCAAGGTCATTCTTTATGACTCTTTTTAATTTGTTTAATTGTTTGCTTGAGATCCAATTATTTTTATTAAGAAGGGTTGCTTCTTTTCTAATAAACATGAATTCTTTTTCACTCAATCTTTTAATCTTGTTTCTTGTATTCCCTACAAAAGCTGCTTCCCCTATAGACAATTCTCGGTTAATTTCTACTCGACTAGTGTATGTATCACCGTCATTATTCACTTTTACGTCTTCTGTCAAGATGTAACCATCGGTATTATTTAGTAACATGAAGCTCCTCCTGGTTTGTCTGTTTATTTTTCATTAACATCACTCCTGTTTATGTAATCACTATTGTATTGGCTCTTGCTTTCTGAAAGTTTCCTTACATTTCATCACCCTCTTGTGTAGTTGTGTTTATTATATACTTTTAATTGGTGTTTGTCTATGTTTTTCTCTTTTTTTCTTAGCTAATTATTTTATAAAATGAACACTTAAACAGTGTAAGATTTACTGTATTTTTCAAAGAGTCAAAAAATTCTTGATTTCTCAAATGCTTATAATTACAATATAATTAAAATTTGGAAGGAGGATTTTGGATGGAAAAAGCTCTATTACTATTATCAGGGGGTCCAGACTCATCAACTTTAGCTTACTGGATTAGACATCAGGGGTATGAGCTACACACACTAACTTTCAACTTTGGAGAAGAGGAAGGGGAGGCAGAAAAAAGAACCTCTAATTTCATTGCAAAGGGTATTAGCAAGTCACATAAATTTATAAGTTTTGAAAGCGTTTTACGTGAATTTTATATGGAAGAAGATCCAATTCATATTCTTCGTAAAGTCATTACTCTAAAAGTTCCTGTTAAGTCATTTGGAGCAGGAATAGCTATTTCCTTAGCTGCCTCTTATGCAGCAGAAAAAGGTATTAATCATTTGTTTTATGCTGTTCACAAAGATGACACTATTTATAGAGAAAATAACTATGAATTTTTCGAATTGCTTTCAAAAGCTATTTCAATTGATTTAGGTCATGAATTTAAAATTCATACACCGTTTCTTGATAAGACTAAAGCTGAGGTATTAAAGATTGGATTAGACCTTGGTGTGCCAATTGAAGAAACTTGGAGCTGTGCCTCAAATAGTGCTATTCATTGTGGATGGTGTGACCCATGCAAAGATCGGCAAAACGCATTCAAAATCAATGGGATTACTGATAACACACTTTATCAAACTATTCACAGTGAAAAATCAAATGTAAATGTATAATTGAATAAAATAACAAGCCTATATTTACTAAAACATAGTAGTAAAATATAGGCTTGTTTATAAGTAAGAGTAGTGTGTGAATGGGAATATTTCAAATATCAGCAAGACTATTGAGAAGTCGCGTGTAATTGATAATGTTTCTTTTTATGTAAATCCAGGTGAAATAGTGGGTTTACTGGGGCATAATTGAAACGCACTATAGTAGAAAATCCTTTATTCTATAGAATACTTGTTATTTTTAATTACTTCTATTTTTTATTATAAGCGAAAACAATGTCTGAAAGAAAGGACGCTTAACAAAGTGTGAATTGTGGAATGGAAAAATGTGTTTTTTGCGAAATAGTTAAACAAAATATTTCGTGTTTTGAAGTATATAAGAATGAATATACAACTGCATTTCTTGATGTAAACCCTATTGCATCTGGGCATACATTAATTATACCAAATAAACATATTGAAAGACTAGATCAACTAAGTGATCCTTCTATATCTAATGCTATAATTGATTCTTTAATAAAGGTTCCTCAAATATTAATTAACTCAGGTCTTTGTGATGATTACACTATACTCTCAGACAACGGTCACTTTGCTCAGCAAGATATTAAACACCTGCATTTTCATGTCATACCGAGACACGCGAATGAAAAGTGTGTATTTCAATTAGACACTGACGATACAGCAGCTAAGAAGAATAACTTACTTTCAGTTTGGGGGAAAATTGTAAGGGGATGATCAGAAATGATTGTCTCTTTTTTTGTTAATCTTGAAACTTGAAAAATCCTGGTATCGTATTTGGATTAGAAAAGAGGGGAAAAGGCAATAGCCGCAAGGGATATATGTGCTATTTATTTAAGAGAGGGGGAGGGGGAATCGTAAAACTCCTGGTGGAGAAATAAATGAGAATGATTAGAATGAGAAGGGGAGTGTAATAGAGGAAGGTAATGAGGTAAAAAGTGTTGGGATGAAAGGATTTTACGATAACGAATACGATTGAAATTAGGCTGAATTAGAAAAATAATCATGGTGTGGAAATGAAAGTGCTAGGGGAATATTTGTTCCCGTTTTTGCTATTTTGGATGTTAATATACCCCCCTATATAGCCTAATATATGGTATTCATTTACGGTTATAAGGGTAGTTATAACTTGATTTATTGAATCTTGATTCAGAAAAACAGAGAGAACAATATAATATTAAAAAGTCAAGTGTTTCAACAGATATTTTTTAAAAAATTGAAACTGCAATCAAATGAGGGTGCGCATTCTTTTTTTAATAAAGAATCGTTTGAATAACAGCAGGCGGCGAGTCGAAGACTTATTTTCTAAATTACATATATATTTACCAACATAAAAATAGAGACCGGATTAACCGATCTCAGTAAAATCTACTCTGTAAATGTTAATTGAGGAGATTGTGCCCTTGCTATAACATCACCATTAGACGATTTTTTCATCTCTAAATAAACTAATCCCCAAGTAGATGGCTCGCCTATTGGTCGTATAATAGTAATAGATTTTAAAGGTGTCACTGAACTAAACGAACCTGTTGGAGTATTCTCTCCTAAACCTGTATGAGGGTAGCCTTTCCAAGACAAGAACATGTTATAATAAATAGTTCCACAGTTGCCATTCTGTTCAGCTTTGACATCAACTGTTTTTGCATTACGCGTATATGTTGTAGCATCAGTATAAACACGAACCTTGCACCCTTGTTTAAATCCATCAAAACTTTGCCAACTAGACCAGGCCGCGGAAGCATTTTGAGGTGAGAACCCCAAGAAGATTGCCATGCTGACACCAAACAGAACACTTGCTTTTAAAACTTTTTTCACCTTTTCACCCTCCTTCTTTTAGATGGAATTTTATATAAATAATCCCATCTAAAGAAATCATAGCCTAGTACTTCTCTTTATTCAATGTGTCAATAGATTGGTATTGTTGAGATATGATTAAAAACGAATTAAAAGAAATATATTGACTATTTTAGATAGCCATGATACAATTTAAATATAGTTAAGCGATACATATATAACCGAAAGGGGAAATAAAAAATGAAAAAAACTGAATGGATGTTAAATAGCGAATATCGTGCAATGTTAGATTTTGAACAACGCGGAACAGTTTTAGCGGGTATTATAGAAAATCCATATGCATCACCATCCGGTTTACTTTCACAAATTTATGATATTGTTGGCGATCACTTAGAAAGATATCGCGAAGACAGCTACATTTATTACATTATGGATCATTGGATTGTTTACAATCCGATTGAAAGGTATTTAGGTGTTTATTACAAGGAAGGCCATCATTGCATTTATGATGCTCGTGAAGTGACTCAGAGTAGCGATACCAAAACATTTTGCAATTATGCGTTTCCTATTTAAAAAAGAGGGCTCTCCTCTCCTTACATAAAACCATAAAACAAAGAAGAAAGATTCATGGGAAAAAGTTTATAAAAGCGAATTATATAACAAACATGCCGGTGAAATTCAAGAATTGAAAATTATGATTAAAGAAGCTGAGCACAAGTTACAAATGAGTAGCCACAAACAATTGAAGAAGCCGATTACCCAACAAACAAATTAAAAATACATGACTCAGTTGTAATTCTGAGTCTTTTTTATTTCCATTTTAACCACACTCACAGCCTCACAGACAAGCCTTAATACATTCCTGGCATATTTATATTCATTACCGCTAATCCTTATCAGATCAAGCCATAACCCACAAATAAAACCTCTTTCCAAACCTCGTTATTTACTTTTAATTTGTGTTTAAATATGATATAATTATAGGTATAGAAAGGAGGGGAAAACATTGTGTTTGATAGGGTAGGTGTTGTGTTGGCGATTGTCTTATCTCTTTCAACGTTGACAATCAATATACTAACTATTATTGAGAAGTTAGCCGCAATAAGAAATAAGACAAGCCATAGACAGCAAAGAAAAAAGCGTCTACGAAAGCGAAACCGGGCAAGGCACCGCAGACGTACACGCCTATAACACAGCAGGCTAGAGGAGTAATCCTCTAGCTTCACCTACAGTATAACATAATCAAACACAATTTAAAACATGAAACGTATTCCATTATGGGTTACTCATTTATTGTTTATTGTATGTTTTATTCTATTCCTGTTCAATAGGCAATACTTCAGCAGCTCAACACAGGTCATTGTTTATACAGTGTTTATAGTTACGCTCATAGCCATAGCTGTTTCATGGTTTATTTATTATACAGTCAACCGAAATCAGAAAAGATGAGTGATGATAGTCGCTCATCATTACATAATATATAAATTAAAAGGAGATAGTGAATGAAAGGCATATACCAAATAACAAATAAGCAAAACGGGAAGAAGTATATAGGCAGTAGCACAAATGTGTTCAAAAGATGGGAACAGCATGTTACTGATCTGCATTACGGGTTACATCATTCACACTTACTGCAAAAAGACTGGAAAAAATACAGTTTGAATGATTTCACTTTTGAAGTGTTGGAATATGTTGACGACAAGAAAGACTTATTAAAAATCGAACAAATGTGGATAGATGGGGAAGAGATGCCTAATCTTTATAATGTTCTAACCTCTACCACAATGCACAGCATTTCAGCACCATCTAATTTTATGGAAGATGTGTTCTATTGCAAAAGCATTTCAAAAGAAACTAAACAACTTTTAAGAACTAACTTAACAATTCATGAGAAAAAAGGAAAGCTTCTTCAAAGCGGAAACAGTAAATATGATTACAGTAAAAGATGGTTCATCAAAAATGCTGAAGATGTACGGCAATTAAAATGGAATATGAATAATTATTTTTATAATCAGACCAGCTCAAAAAGTATAGAACGTTGCTGGACAACATTCACACAATTTGCAAGACAATTAGAATTCAAGGGGAATAAAAAAAGATTTGTTCCACTCAATGGACAGTTATCAGAAAAGGACAGGAAAAATTATTTATGTTTTGCAGCTAACTGTTTTCCTAATTCATTTTTGACTAGGAAATATAAAGAACTATCGAACTTAGATGAGGATACATATGCTTTATCGTTAATGCTGAAATGGATTGTAAATTGTGGTGATATTAAGAACCCTATAACCATATTTGTTCCTTCACTTAGAATGGAGAAATTATTGTCAAAATGGTTAAAAAACAATAATTAAAAGGGGGATTAGAATGACAAATATCAAAGTTGTGGATTCGATTATGGGGAGTGGAAAAACATCAGCCGCAATCAATCTAATGAATAACGCTAGTAAAGATGAAAACTTTATATTCATTACACCATACTTGAATGAAGTTGAACGTATCAAAAAAAGCGTAAGTAATAGACAAATGTATGAACCAAAGGTGAAGAAGAAAGGGGACAAAACACAATATAAGTTTGAGTCATTTCATGAACTCTTATCGCAGAATAAAAACATTGTTGCCACTCATAACCTTTTCAAAAATGCAAATGGCGAAACAAAGGAGCTTATTCTTTCTGGGAACTATACTTTAATATTAGATGAGGTCATGGAGGTTGTGGAGCAATTACAAGTAAAGAAACATGATTTAACCACATTGTTTGATTCTGAATTAATTTATGTTGAGGACGGATTTGTCAAATGGAATGAAGAAAAAAAGGACTATGAGACACGATACGATGATATACGTGATATGGCTTTAAATAATAATCTAATTTACTTTAAGGATAATATATTGATATGGAATTTCCCTTCAGATGTATTCGCTATATTTAACGAGGTGTACATACTTACATACATGTTTGACGCACAAATACAAAGGTATTATTACGATGTAAACAACATCAAATATCAAAAATGCATTACTGAATTTAAAAACGGGCAGCATTCATTTACTGATTATAATAATGATCATGAGAAAAAGCTCAAGGAAAGAATAGGGGATAAGATTAATATTTATGAAGGTAACTTAAATGCGATTGGACAATTAGACTTTTCATTGTCATCCAGTTGGTACAAAAACAAATCATCTTATACACTCAAAAAAGTGAAGAATAATGTATTTAATTATTTTAATAATATAGTCAAGTCAACAAGTAATGAAGCAATGTGGACAACATACGCAGAACATAAAAGCAAGATTAAGGGTAACGGTTATACTAAAGGTTTTGTTTCATGTAATGCAAGAGCTACAAATGAATTTATACATAAAAAACACTTAGCGTATACAATAAATAGATATGTTAACACTGTTCTATACAATTATTTTAAAGAGAAGTATAACGTATCAATTGATCAGGATGCTTTTGCATTATCTGAATTACTTCAATGGATATGGAGATCAGCAATTAGAAACGGTGAGGAAATAACATTATTCATACCATCTTTAAGAATGAGGAAGTTACTCATAGACTGGTTAAATGGATAGCTAAAGAGGAAAAACCTCTTAAACATTTGAAAAAGTTCAGTCATATCAAAGGTTTTTGAGCCTAACTCTTTAAAAAAGACGAAAATAATTTAAATATATTAATTAAAAGAATAAAAAAAAAGATCTTGGGATGCTGACAAACATTTAAAACAGCTTCGCAGTCTTAAATGTTTTGGTCTGCACCATCCCAAACCCTTCACAGACTAATAAATATTATTACATACAAATTAAAAATATAAATAAAAAATAATTGACTATCTAAAATAGTCATGATAATATAATAATAGATCGAATGACGAATTAAAAGGAGATGTTTAAAATGGCGTTATCTTATTATGACAAAAGAACGGCAAAGGTAGAAATTATGGGAGAGCTTAAAAAAAGAGGTTGGAAGGTTTACGGATATAAACAAGACAAAAGTGATCCAATGACTGACTATTTTGATCCTGCATCATGGGATGGTATTGCAGAAAAAGACGGATACATAATTCTTATTGATATTTGTAAATATGATCTAGGTAAATCAGGCAAAAAGGTAACGAAAAAAAGTTACACTATTGATCATGCTAAAATTGCAAAACTTCAAGCAACAATTAACGATAGTGCAGCAAGTGAAAATGAAAAAGAAACGTCCAGAAAAATCATCGAAAAGATGAGACAGAAAGAAGAAATGGAAACTGTTGTTGTCTCTCAATATCCAGTCTTTAAACATGTCAACCCAGGTCGAACAAATTGGCACATTGAAAAAGACGGGGAGATCATTGCAAAAGGTAACCGCGCTTTTTCTTTCTTTAGCTGGAATAATAAAGAAGAATCACAAACTAAACTTGTTAAGTTCATTGATGGGTTAGAAAACAAAATCAATGAACAATCAAAACTAATTCCAGTTAAAAAACAAGTTGTTAAAAAGATTGTGAAACCTGTATCAATTGATCTGACGATTGAAGAAGCCCAAGAGGGACAAGCATACCTTGTAATTGATAAGCCTTTGACATATGGCGTACAACAAGGATACGTTTATAAATTAACCAGAAAACAAACTTTTAACGGGAAAATGTCCGTATCTTTCGTGAGAATGAATAAAAAGTTAAATAAAGAGCTTACGGGTTCAAGTAATCCAGCGAACACTGCGTACTTTTCCGAATCTAATTTTAAAAGACTTTTTGAAAAAGGATGCTTTCACTTTGCAGAGTTGAAAGAGGTGGAAGAGGTAACGGAAAAGACTGTATATGTAAAGGCAAAAAGAGACACAGCCCAAAAAGAAAACCTTTTAACAGGTAAATCAGTCGAAACAACAAACGAAACAGCAGGGGAAAACGCTCAAGGAACTACAGAAAAAGAAACAGCAGTTACATATACACTGAACGAAGAGAAAAACGGTGTTGAAATTCGTTTCAGTTCTAAACCATCTGAAGAGGTACGGGAGCAGATGAAAGCGGCCGGATTCCGGTGGTCACGTTATTCTAAGTGTTGGTATGCTAAACAGTCAGACAGTACAATTTCACTTGCTAAAAAACTAAGCTCGAATGATCTTAAGAGCCAAGAAAACGCCTTTGAATATCCTGAAATAGATATTGATGATGTTGAAACATATGTCATTGATCAAACAATACAAGATCGCGAACATGATGCACATTGGATTTTTAGAACAACTAAAAGAGATCACACAAAGGAAATACAAAACCTGTTTAATTCTTGGAATGATGAAGTTAAAAAGCTAATTAAAACAACTGATAATCAAAGCATTATATACCATCTTAAAAAGGACTTGCAGCGGTTCAAAAAGCGTTATTATGATCTGTACTTGAAGTATTTAACTTCAAGGGGAAATAACCCTTCCTGGGCGGTAACTGGACGTGCTGGGCGTAGTATGAATAGATATAACAAGCTAGTAGACAGAGAAAACGCCGTAATGCTTGAGTTTACGGGAATTCCGGAGGAATTTAAAAATAAACTATCCGAAGCAAAGGACAGAATTAGACATACAAAGAAAGAAAAAATCAAAAAATTGGTTTCGAAGATTAATAATGTTATTGAATTTAAAGCAGAAAATAAAGAATTTACTTTTATGAATAATCTAGAAAAAAAGCGGGTTTACACTCACGGGGATTGGTTTATCTGCAAGATATGTGGGGCTTTTAGGATTTTTTATAAAGGAAAAGAAGTCCATACAATGCTAACAACAGAAACATTAAACGATGCTAAGAAATACGCGACCTATTTAATAAGTCAACATTCAAAAATATCATAAACAAATTAAAAGAAATATATTGACTATGTAAAATAGTCATAGTATAATAAAATCATAAGAGAAAGCGTTGTTGAAAAACATTAAAAACAAATTAAAAGCAAAAACAGAAAAGGGGAAAGGGAAATGAGAAATAAAAAGTTAATGGAAAAAGTAATTGATTTAGATACTCAAGTTTTACGAACAAGAGAGCAGAGTTTGAGGGTAATGATTCAAATCGGAATAATTAGACAAGCTTTTGGAATTAAAAACGATGAAACCAACCATCCCGTTAGAGATTATGAACGAGATATTATTCTATCCGATGATGAAATAAGAAAGCAATTCAATAAGGAATTAGAATGGCTAAACAGAGTTAAAGAAAGAAGTGATTTAGGGGACGTAAAAGAGTTTGAAAATAGAGTTCACTATTTTATTGAAGCTGTAAGATTTTTTAATGCTAGCTTAGCAGATGAATTTGAAACATATGTTAATTGAAAAAAGAATGGAGCGGTTAAAATGACAAAACAGTATATCATTAAGGATCTTCAGACAGGAGACTTTTCACACCATACTACGCTAAACGATATTTTTGAGGACTTGGTTCAAGATTATCTTTCTAATGATTGGACTGATGAAGAAGCCGGGGAGCTCGAAACAAAATTTAAACAGTACACAGAAGACGAAAAAATAGATTTTGTCCAAGACGAGTACGAATATAAATTAATTGCATATCCTACTCCGCAACAGACAGCAGAATGGGAGGAATTCACCGGGAGGAAATGGGAAGAAGCCAAAGAACCTAACAGGGTGTTTGTCGTCTATACTCTGCATATTCGGGACAGAGGGAGAGGAGGGCACACTTGGGGCATTAAAGGTGTGTTCTATGATCGGCACGAAGCAAACAAAAAAGCTATCGCAATAAGGAATGAACATATAGAAGAATGGTACACTTCTAAAAACGATAATTCTTATGAAGTATACGAGTTTATGAAAGGTTTAAATACTAGCAGTGTAGAGAGTGATAACAGTTCTTTTGAAATCAGTGTAACAGAAGAATATTGCGAGTAAGATATTTTACATAGATGGGAAGGATTTAACAATGACACACAACGAAAAATTACTAAACGCATTAATGCAGTTCAAAAATTCAGCATATGAAATCCGGGATTTTTGGGAGCAAGCCGACAGCATAACAGATAGTAATCTTTGTGATGATTATCCATTTGACAATGATTTTTGTGAAGTTGTCGAAAAGATAGGCGACTGGGTGATGACACAAAAAAGATTATTAAAACAATAATAAATACAAATTAAAAGTATACTATCAAAAAATAATATAACAGTCGTGGCGGCGACGTTAAATAGGCATTAAGCCGCCAGCGTTCCCCTCATTGGGGAGGTTGCAACAGAAATAACTTTATAATATTCATCGCGATAAAAACAAATTAAAAGAAAGATGTGGTATAATATGAATGAAATGGATTTAATTCATGCGTTTAAATCTATGTTAATGGTAGCAAGAGAATACGAACTAAAAATTGATGAGAAGTATGAAGAATTAGAAAATGTGCTTTTAGAAGAGTATGACTTAGAAGTGGTTCATACGATGGATCACGACATGATGGATAGTATGGAAAACGTGTATCAACTATTAAATAAATAAAATGCATATTTTAAACAGAATGGAGAGAGGATCATGTTGAAAAGAGGATATAAAGTAACGAAGGTTAAAAATGAACAAATTGATTATTCAACTTTTAAAGAAGACGGTGAAAAATTTAAAAAATGTCCGAAGTGTAGCCGAATAGCTAAAGTTCACGAAAAGGGTGACTATTTATATTATCAGCATGTTGTTGTTAAAGCATATGGAAATGGAACCTATTTGAATGAATGGTCAAAGGATGAATGTAAATTATTATGGTAGAAAATACAACAAGTTTAAAAAATTATAAATACGGATGTCATCGATGTGAATTTTGCCAAAGTCAAGATTTAAAAAGATTTGATCAATCACTTGCAAAATTAACCGTTTGGACATGCAATAAATGTTCAAGTATACATTATTGGAAATGGGACTTATCTATAGATATGTTTCAATAAAACAACAATTTTACATAGGAGGTAAATGATATTATGAATATTAAAACTCTTTACGGTGTAGTGTTAAAATCCAATAACGATGGGGAAAGGATGAATAGTTTTTTATCTAAAGATAGTGCGTTAAATGAAGCAGAAAAACTTGTGAACCTTATAAAATCAAGTAGTAAAAAAGGTTTTAAGGTTTATCTTTCTGACTTAGAATATGACGAATATAAAAATGTTATATTGTCGGATTCTCTAATAAACAGTAATTCAGAATTGATTTTTGAAAACTAAAGAATAAAACATGAATTTTAAACAAATTAAAAGGGATGCAGTCAAATTGCTTGATCAAATATATGATTGTTTTGTAAGTGTATATAGAAGAGTACCAAATAAAATGGAATTAAAAATTATTGCAAAGACTTTGCCCGCTGAAATTAAATTCCTTGCTGATCAATGGGGCTGGAATGATACAGAAGTAAGGGACAAGGTGCTCTATTGGATAGCACAAATGAAAGCAGAAAGGGAGAACCAAATATGAAGACTGAAAAAGAATATGCTGTAATGACGCATAGGGTATGTACAAAGTGTCAAAAGAAAATGCTTAAAGAGTTAGGAGCGGAATATCCTAAAACTGTGAAGTGTCCGAATGGCTGTATAACAACAAAAGAGCTTGCTGTCTTTTGTGCATAAAAAATCTAACTTAAAGGAGCGGCTTTTAATGAACTTACATAACTACCTTTTCCAAGTAACAAGAGAACAAATCAAATCAATCTTACTTTCTCCAGAATCCTGTGATATGGTCAAAGAATGGGGAAACCAGGAGCAAGTACTTGATGAACTTACAGAGGGATATTTTAAGTTTAAAAAGGAACATCACGGCAACATTAACGAATATATTTCTTGGCGTGTAGAGCCGCCTTATTTTCATTAAAACTAATTAAAAGGGTGATTGAAATGGATGCAAAAGAGCTTAGAGATTACATGAATAACATCAGCACTAGCGAATTGGGGGACATGGCAAAAAAAGCGGCTCAAAGATTATTTAGTACTGTTGATACGACCAACGAAGATAATCTAATTATTACAAGTGCAATTGCTAAAAAGGCATTTATTGATGTTTTTGAACTTGAGTACGAATTCCTCTTTGTAAAGGCAGAAACAGACGAAGACAAGTTTGAATAAAAACATTATTTTATGAAAAATTCATTTCTGAAGAGGAGGGTTAATACTGAAAAGTGTATAACAGCTCTTATCTTTTATTGCGGGCAAATTTCGATACGAAAAGGGATTTTTTTAAGATACAACATACCTCACTAAAAAAATTAAAACAGTATAACAGCAGCGGTAAAAAGTTGCGGGCAATTTTTGCATAAACGATATAACAGCCAACTTGAAAAATCGCGGGCATTTTCTGAAATAGGAAAATTTTGATTGACGTTTTTAAATAGTCAAAGTAAAGTTGTATAAGAGGTGAGAAAAATGATTAGATCAAATTTAAAGGCTATTGCAGATGAGACAGGAATTTCAATTTCTCGGTTAAGTGCCGAAATAAATCATGGGAAAGAAACTGTTAGAAAAATGTACAACGATGACATGGAGCGGTTTCCAAGAGAATTGCTTGATAAGCTTTGCAAGCATTTCAACTGTGAACCAGGAGACTTGATAAAATTCGAAAAAGATGAATAAATTTCTAATTGATAGTTGACTATTTAAAATAGTCGATATATAATTGAATTATAAGGTTGAACAAATTAAATGGAATGAGGGGAAATAAAAATGCCGAAATACAAAATCTACTACGGAGTAGGCGGAACAATTAACGACATCACAAAAGATGATTAAGCTTATGAATATGAAAACTACCAAGAAGCGTTAAATATTGCTCGACAGCAAGCATGTGAAGCATTTGAAAGCTATGAAAGAATGTGTGGAGTTGCAAGTATAGAAGAAAGAATCGAACAGGATGGGGTCACAGAGGAAGAAGCTACAGCGGACTACAATGAAGATGTTGAATCATGGATTGAATATGGAGCAGATGAAGTTAAGTAAAACATTTTAAAAAAATACAATGGTGGAAAGAGGAGAAGAGAAAATGGCAAAATCAATCGATCAAACTCAAAAAGTGAATTACGGAAAAATTAAAGAAGCAATAACAGCATTTTATCAAAAACACAATGCAAGCCTTACAGATGAAATGGGAAAAGAGCTATTTGATATTGTTGATCTAATAGATAAAGAATCAAGCAATGAACAGGATTTAAAGGCTCTAATTTATGAAATTGCGGGGAAAATGTAATGACAAATCAATTTAATAAATCATTTACAGAGGCATTGGAAGAACTGGTAAGCGGCAAAGCAAGCTTTGCTCAGGGAGAATTCTTTGAAAAGGGTCTTTATCTTGAATTTGATAAAACAGGAGTATTACAAGAAGTAGACGCAAAAGGGACTTTTCGAAAAAGAATAAATGCGATTATTTCCACAGGGATGCTCAAACAAAAATATAAAACATTTAAAGTTGCAAATAAACAAGAAATTGGATTAAAGGACTAAAAGGGTGATTATGATGACAACAAAAGAAAGAGAAGTTGTATTGAATTTATTGAAACGCAAAGGATTTGCTTTAAAGACATATGAAGATCAAGGACTTACATTTTATACAGTTACATATAGTGATCCTGGGATTGTGAAAGGATTCATTGACAAGTTTTATGAACCATTAGAAGAGGAAGAGGACTTTGACTGTACAGGTATTGAATTCGTTGTTGAGATCCAAGACGATTTTGAATCCCCTCAATGGTGCTTTACAAATGGACTAGAAAAACATCATATTTTCGATAGCGTGAGTGAATTTGTCAAGTTCGTTGAAGAGCTGCCGAATATCTGAATGAAATCATACTTTTATTAGAAAACAAAACTGAAGAAAGGATGGATGCAAGATGCCAGTATGGAGACATGAGATTAAGGTTAAGCAATACTTGACACATGAAGATTCGGATCAGGCTGTACATCAATTTGTTACAAACACACTTCCTAAATTGAAATACATTTTAAGAAGAGAAGAAAGACGAACTGAAAAAGGGGACAACCGCGCGCTTTATGTTTTGTTTCTAGATGATTTCAAAATGGTTGTTGAGAATTTCGAATGGATTAAAGAATCAATTGAAAATGGTGAAGATCCTACAGAATATGATTTTAATAGCTGGGTTGATGCTTTAAACGAATATCTAGATTGTCTATACGACATTGGTGATACTGTTACAATTTCAAGGGATTCCAGAATTAATGATGAAAAATTTTTGTGGGTTTCTTAAGTCATTGAAAAAGGGATGATATATCAAATGGAGAACATGGATAACAGCTCAACTTCAGTCAGATCTTTAATTTTTAGCACGCATGTCGAAAGATTGAAAGAGTTGCTGTTTAAACTGCATGATGGATCAATTACAAAAGAAGAGCTCCGGGAATTATCCAAGATCCATTTAGAGTGTATGGAAATGACCGCGCATGTGGTTGGGGAAGCAAACGAATTTCTTTTAATGTCTGATTTGCTTCCTGAAGACGATGCTAAAGAAATGAGTGAGCTGCTACATAAGATCAAGGAAAGCAAAAAGGAAAAGAAAGATTTTTCTGATCAAGAATTAGAATAAAACCAGTCTTTTATAAGAAAGTGAGGAAATTGAAATGTCAGATAAAGAATACCTTTTAACATATAAAAAAAATGGAACAGTTGATTTTGGGTGGTTCGATACCGAGGAAGAGATGAGAGATTTTTACGAAGAAAATAAAGATATAGAGAAAATTGATAGCGTACGAATCTGGAACGCCGAAGAAATCGATCTATCAAAATAGCAGTAGCTTATTGCTGGGGGAGAAAATAATATGGGATATAGCAAAGATTTAGCAATTAATATAGCGAATAAGTGCGCGCAAGAACTTAAATGTAAACATTATGTCGTCCATAACCCTAAAACATATAGAGAAATTTTTGACAATACAGGCTTCATAGTGACACAGAATGTAAGCGAAGATGATAAGATATCTGTTGTTTACGAAACGGAACATAAGCACTGCTTGAGTTAGAATTCAGATACTAATGAGCTGTTATACATTGGATTATAAAGAGTTAGCTGATGAATATGAAAAAGCAATAAGGAGAAAAGCGAAGAGAATACGAATGGCAAAAGAAAGGCTTAGTATTTTGGCTATGGAAATTCTTCCTGAAATTGAAAGTGAAGAAAATAGAGAATGGGCTAAAAGCTATTTTAGACACATATTTGATTATTTAGAAAAAGGCAATGACGAGGAAAACAATTTATATAATTCTTGAGTTGATGCTACCCCTTATAGAGATAGGTGATCACTATGAAGCCAAAATTAATCGGATTAGGAACAAAAAGAAAAGTATATGACATGGGTGATGGAACAGTCATTAAGGTTCAAAACAAAGACTTTGGCTTCTCTGGAGTATACTCGAACATTCAAGAAATTTCTTTGTTTAATGAATTTGTAAAAAGAAAAACAATAGAACGGCCATTATTTAATTTAGGTGAAATCATTGATCATCACCCATCTGGCTACTGGCTTAGGATGAAGAAATACAGCCAGGAACGAATAGAGTTGATGGATGATTATTTAAGTCAAGTTCTTGATGTTATTCCTATGATGGACGCTAATGCAGCAAACATTGGAGTTACTGAAGATTCACACATGGTATTGCTTGATTACGAGGGGATAGATTGTAATTGCTTTTTTAAATCCACAAATCCATATGTTGCTGGTGTGTTGTGATATATATGTGCTTTGATATAACAGCTAACAGTTGAACGAAATCTCTCTAAGATCGTTGAGGAAGTAAAAAACGCGGATTACTCGAAAATAAAACAAATATCTGAAATATTAGGGCTGGAATTAAAGTGAATCCAGAGTGAAAATCGATATAACAGCGACTTGTTTTTATTGCGGGGAATTTATAAAGGAGAGAAATTGATGAGCATTAAATGGTACGACAATGATACAGACACTTTTTTCGAAGAAGGACATCGGGTTACATGGTTCGGTGATGAAAACGAGACTGAAGGGGAACTGAAGATGATTGGGGAAAAGACATTTGCTGTTCAGTGGGAAGACGGAAGTTATATCGAATACCCTAATGATCATCAGGAGGCAATAAAGAAAATCTAAAGGAGTGTTCTCTCTATGAAAACATTATGGAACGACACTTTCAGAATTGAGTTGAACATTACACAGTGTGACGCCATGGGAACAGAGAAGAAAGAAACCGTCTATTTTAAAGGGTCTTTGAAAAATGCTATTTACAGCATAATTAGAGGTAATCGGAAAGGCCATATCTGTGCTAATTTTTATACATCAGATGGATGCTGGTTGAAGGAAATAATGTTTTAAATAAAATTACGATTTTAATGAAAAAGAAGGTGAAATCATGATAAAAATCATTTTAAAAAATGGACGAGAGCTGTTGAATGATCCGGAACTGGGTTTGAATTTAGAATCAAAAGAAGAAATCGAAGAAAACTTGAGTGTAACTGGACGCTATGATTTATGCACCAGTGATGAAGGATTTATTTGCTTATCTGCTGATGAGATTGAGGATATCATTTGAAATAATGATTCAATAAACGACTATTTTAAGAAGAAGTGAGATAGAGGTTTTTCATGGAATGACTTTGATTAGAATGAAGACATTTGACCGAAAGCCAAGGCGCGAAAGGAGAAACATGGATTTTAAACTAGTAAAGTATTATGACACTTGTTGCGATCGTTGCGGGAAATGGGCATCCCATGATATTGGGGCAGGAGCGTTACAGGGAAACAAGGATCGCATAATAAAAATACTCAAGTCACAAGGATGGAAGCAGATTAAAGGTGAAGTAATATGTGGATTTTGTATTGATGGGGATAGGAGACCTTATTATAATGATGCGCCAAATCCTCATAATGGAGCTAATCAATGACACAATAAAATGACAATTTTAAAGGGTGTTAACTATGAGAGTTAATCGAAATCCGTTAAGGAAAGTAATAGGAACAATACAAGTTAAATTTTCATCTGACGCACTATATCCAATACTTATGGAAGTCTATGAATGTGGACATTATGCACCCACAAAACAAGACATAATTGGCGAATACGAAGCAGCAAGAAGAAGATGTGCGAAATGTGGAAGTGGGAAGCCTCCTCAACTAACAAATTTAGAAATAGAACAGATTAAGAACGGTGAACGATTGTTTAAAATAGAAGAATAGACCGAAGAAAGGGCGCTGTGTATGCTACGAATAATTTTGAATTATGACCAGACGCTTTTAAACGATCCTTCAATAGGGTGGAATCTCAGCTCAATACACGCTATCAATGAAACTTTAAATGATACAGGAAGATATGATTTGTATACAAAGGAAAACGGGTGGCAGCGTCTTTCTGCTAATGATATTAAGACACTGCAAAAAGTTTAAATAAAACAACTCTTTTAACGAAAGAGAGAGGAAAGGTTTATGACAGGAGTTTTAAAAGAAAAAATTAAGAGTTTAATTGAACTTGGCTATGAAGGGGAGTATTGGGATTTAAAAGAAAAATGGCATGATGACAATGGGAAATTGGTACATGATATTTTATGTTTTGCTAATACTTTTCATGACCATGATTGTTATATTATAGTTGGAGTTTCTGATTTAGGTGAAATTAAAGGTTTGGAAGAACATGAAAAGAAAAGACAAGCAAATCTAATAGATATGCTTAGAAATATTAGCTTTGCTGGTGACAGACCGAAAGTGTTTTTAAAATCATTATTAATAGATGGAAAATTCATTGATGTATTAATCATTCCAAATTCAATAAATGTTCCTTATTTTTTGAGGAAACCGTACAGAAAAGTTAAGGAAGGATACATCTATACAAGAACTGGAGATAGTAATACTCCAATTAATCAAAATTCTTCAATATCAACCATTGAATCGTTATGGAAAAAGCGATTTGGCTTTAACAAAACAGGACTAGAAAGGTTCAGTCATCTTTTGAAAGATAAAGATAATTGGAACTCCAATGATTATGGATACTATCATACTCTTAGTCCAGAGTATGCAATGAAATATAAGTTCTCTGATTCATTAAGAGAGACTATATCAGAGTTCTATTCTTATGTAATGTATAATGAGCACACGTCAGTTGAGCAAATTGAGCTTGAAGTAAATGGCACAGTTCTTAAGGAAATAGAGTTAATAATATTAGATAGCGGGAGGTATACCACACCTTCGCCAGAGTGGGGCTATATCAAATTCAACTTCAATGATGTATTTGATTTTAAGTATTTTATAGTCGATGACCTTAGATATAATTTACATTCTTTCTTTATTGATGAAGAAAGCGAAGATGGAATGATCGCTTACAAAAATTTCATGGAAGTTACTTTAACGTTTAAAAACAGTATTGAGAAAGAAAATTTTGTAAATTTTGTTTATCACAAAGAGGCTGATTTCAAGAATAAGCTAGAACATGAATCTAAGCAATATTTTAAAACGGATAACGAAATATTCCAAAGAAGGATTGTAACAGCTCGCATATTAAAACAAATGCTTGAAGAATTTCGAGGTTAAAAAACTACGATTTTTTAAGAAAGTGTTGGTGAATACAATGGTAAAAATGATTACGGTCTGGTACAAATACGATGATAAGCGCAGCGAAGCGAAACTAAATCATATTGAAGATGGATGGATAAATGGAGACTATCCAAAACCCAAAGATCCATCATATTCAAATCAAGAAGCTTGGAAGAAAAGTAATTGGGAAAGGAAGCATGCCTATTTAGATGAACAATATCATGTGTTAAATGTTCCACCAGCGAATTGGGTTAAATAATGAATAGTTTTAAACTCCAATTTGGAGCTTTAGGAGGGGAGTATACAAATGATCAAGGTTTACACAATAGGTCATGAGATACCAAAAAAAATTAAGTCCTGCATTTCTGAATGGAATTACTGGAATTGGATTGTTACTGCAAATACACCGAAGAAAAACAAGGATGCTAAAGAGATCATTAACAAAATTGAGCCTGATGCTGATAAAGTTGCAGTATTTAAGAACGGCGATGTTGATGTTTATGTTAGCTACATGTTTCCCGTTAAGTAGCTTTAAATAAAAGAAGCATTTTAACCTAACTGAGCAGCGGAAGAAGAGAGGCTAAATGCTCTTCTTCATCCCGCAGCGGCGACATTCACGCAGGAATATACCGTCTTTAACCGAGCTCTTGAAAAGTGTATAGTCACAATTGTCACAGCGGCCGTAATGTACATCAGGATACTCTTTATAATCGTACACAGTGGATGTGTCATATCCTTTTGTTTCAAACTCTTTCTCCATTAAATCACCTTCAGATATAAGTTTCGACTTCATAAGAATATCAAATCTTGATATCCAAATACAATCTAACGGGGCTAAATAAGAAATAATGCAACAATTATAAAACTAATTAAAAGACAAATGACCACAATAAGCAAAAATAAATGTTATCAGAAACAATAATAAACTAAAGGAGTGTGTAAGGATGTTCAGAAGTGGAAGGATGATTTAATCTTTATGCGATGAGCGCAGGAGTAGCTGGAATCATATTATTTGTTTCTCATTTTGGCCAATAATTCTTTCCTTTGTTGTATAATGGAACCAAAACACAGGTTTCGTATGTCTTACGTTTTAGTTTTTTAAGTGGACATTGTTTAGTCGACTCGAAAATAGGTTCATACTTTGGTTGTGGCGAAGGGGGAGCCTAATAATGAAAATGGACGAGAAGAGGAAAGAGCTTCAAGAAAAATATAGGGAGGAAATGAAAAAGAAGAAAAATCACAAAACCTATACTATCGAAACAATTATTGTAATAGCAATTGTTCTGTTGTTTATTGCTTTAAATTTAATAATTGATGAATTTTAGTTCTAATATTCAAATTTAGGAGTGTTTTATGAATTATATATGGATTTCAATACTAATTATAATTCTTTTGATTGTTTTTTTAATAATCACAGTCTTGCTTAAAAACAAAAACCCAACATTTAATAAACACAGTATAGTATCTACAGTATTGTATTTAATTGAAGCAGTATGTGCTACTACAGTATTGATTTATTTATTTGGCGTTTCGGATGAAAAGGTAAATTTCTTTGACATCTTTAGGAACTATGTTTTCTGTTTTGCAGTATATAATGGGTTTTTTTATTTTACTATAAGAATGCATGATTCTCTTACTATTGATTCTCTTTCCACAATGAAAACCAAAATTGAATTATACACAATTCATGCTGAGTTTAAGAGAAAGATTCCAGAAGATTCATTAAAAAAGGACATAGAAGGTGCAATGAATGATGGCATCTCATTTACAACAAAAAACCGAGAAGAGCTGCGTAGGATAGTGGAGATGTGTCAGTTGTATAACGAGAATAAAATTGAAGCTGATGAGCTGAGGTTCTGGTTAAAACAAAAAACGGCTATGCTTGATCATGAAATAAGGTTCTATGGTTTTACATGGATGAATTCAATCTTATTACGGATATTCAGATAATTTTTTAGCTCTGGCGTGAGGAAGGGAAAAAATTATTCAAATGAGATTGGAGAATTTAAATTGAAAGTATCTGTTTTGAAGAATGTATCATTTGGTTTATTAATAATTATTTCAATAGCTGTCGTAATTCATATTTATTATTTTATTGATCGTAAATTTAGTACCGAAATGTTAACGAAACTTAGTGCTATTGGAACAACCGCCGCGGCACTTGGAGGCTTAGCATTATTAGTTGTTACATATGGCTCATATACAGAAGTTAGACGGCAACGTATTGCATTAGAAGAACCTGCAGTTACAGTGAAAGTGGTTACTGACATGGAAAATTTGAACTGTCTAAATTTAGAATTGAAAAATACAGGTGGTGGTCAAGCTTATGATATTAGTGTCAGATTTAGTCCAGATATTCCCTATGGAAGAACCACTTTAAATAATGTAAATATGTTTAAAAGGACTGCATTATTAGAAAAAGGAGAAGAAATTTGCTTCTTTTTTGATACCAAAGAAAATTATAAAAAATCTCAAAGTCCAATCAAATCAAAAGTAACCATAAGCTACTATACATCACCTAAAGAGAGTAGAGGAGCAAAAAAAATTGTTCGTTCTTATGAAATTGACTTTGAAGAAAAAAATGGTACAAGTCACTTAATAAAACGCAATATGAATGATTTAGTATATCAAGTTGAAGATTTAAAACATGTTTTAGCAGCAATTTATAGTCGTGAGATGAATAAAAATGATTAATGCAATTTATAAAAATAAATATAAAAATCCAGTAATTTTAAAAAATTGTACATTGTTTCTTGAACTTGATCATTATGATATTGAAGAAGCTGTTTTTTTAAAAGAAAAGAAAGTTGTAAAAAAAATTCACGATGGGTGGATGTCAGGTCAAGTTGATTTGTATTCATACAATAAGGGCTATGTTATTGGCAAACTCCCAGCTAGCTTTATTTTAGACGCTCATCTTTTAAATTCCAACATTAGTTTAATAGGATACAACAAAAATGGAGCTAGATTATATATTCCTGATTTAACGTTAACTGGTTCACTTAAGTCAACTTTCCATGAATTCAAAACTCATTCAGAAATAAAAGAGTTAAAATAATTGCTTTGACGGGGGTGTTCTATGAGAGACGGCGAACGTATCAGCAGAATAGCATCCTTAATCACTCAAATATGGGAACAGCAGAAAGGAACGAGCTTCCTGCAACTAATTGAGACTTTAAAGAGTGATTACCTCATACAGACGACTGGATCTATGGATAAAGAATCCTTAATTAAGGATGATGAATTTGAAAGATTTCTCGCAGAACATCTTAATGACTTAATAGGAGAGAATCAGCGTGACTAAAAATGAATGGGAGCAAGATTTAGAGCATCAAGAACTAGAAAAGAAGGCTTATCATAGAGGGTATAGGGCAGGAGCTAAAGCAGAAGGTGAAGCATCGAAAAGAGTTGAACTCCTAGAAAATGTACTTCTTGAATTTGCCGGACATGAAGATGAGTGGCTGCAAACTAAATCAGGACTATTGAAAAGAGAAAGAGCAGATCTCGTTGACCAAATCATATATCAAAGACAATTGATGAGAGAACTTTATAATCACTTGGACGATGATGTCAGGTTAAAGTTAAGGAAGAAGGCGGAAAGTCATATATGGCCAGCAACGCACAGCGAGGATTAGTCCTCCTGTGCATTGTTCGAATAAAATACGAATTTTATAAAATTAATTAAAAGAAATATGTTGACCGTGTTGTTTTGAAATGTTATTATAAATATATATTAAGGGGAAACGTGGTGAAAGAATTGGAGTTGAAAAAATTCATAAAAAAAAAATGCGAAGAAGAACGTGGACTCGAAAAAGAGCTTGCGCGAATAGCTGGATATTCTAACTCATCAGGCTTCCATCATTTCATTTACAACGAAAAGAAAGAAATGGATAATATTCAAGGCATCATTGACGTGATCCAGAAGGTTTCCCCGGAGTATGAGTTTGATTTAATGAGTGAATACATATTGACATTAGATATAAATAAATCTGCAGCAAGGCAAGGCTTAGAATACCTTAGTGTAAACCAGCTCTATGACACCCTAGATAAACATATTAAGAAAATGGTGTCCGCGAAGAATTCAGTTAGCAAAGAATGGGGAAAGGTCTATGCAACCCAAAGGGAGCTAGACAAAGGCAACATCGGTATTGAAGAGTGCATTAGACTGTTAGCTGAAATACACCCCAAATCATCTGAAATGAAGGTTTTCTCTAGGATTATCCCCATGTATGCCATACTCTCTTTAAAGCAATTCGGCAGATTAAAAGATATGAGCGAGACTGTTTTGATTGACACGATCAGTAATCATAATTATGTTTATCATTCGTTTAAGAGTCGCTACATGCTATTATTGGCAAATTGCTTTTTTGGGAACAATGAGATTGAGAAAGCGCAAAAATACGCAAGGCACGGGATAGAGAATTCAAATGTAAAGAGGATTATTTTTTTCTCATTTCTTACGTATGGAAGCTCTTTAATGTTAGATGATTACGAGAAATCAAAAAGCAGCTTTTTGAAAGGACTAGAAGTTGGAAAAGGAAACAAAATTTATAAGCAACACGCAATTAGAAATCTTTGCTTTCTAGAAAATCTATGGGGGAAAGAGAATCAATATTTAAATATAGAATCTAATGAAATAGTGGACAAGCAAGAAGTTGTTCATTATCTAATAAGAAAAGGTTCTAAGCAACAGGCTAAAAAAATGCTTGACCAGCTTGATCTTGTAGAGCATGATGATAACGATTTGGGATTACATTATTATTTAAAGGGACTTTTGGAAAACTCTCGCGAATATTTCTTAGAATCAGTCAAATATTTTAAATTAAGTGGTGATAAGTTTTCCTGCACCCTTCCAATAATTGAACTCGAAAAGTTAGGTGTTGATAAACAAATTCTAGAGATAATATCAATTTGAGTCTAGACAGCATTGAAAGGAGGTGAAGAATATGAAAAAGTTGTTCGTTGGAATTGTTGTATCTGTTTCTCTTTTAGCTGTCGGTATTGCTGCAGCTCAAATTAACAGTGGATTCTCTGTTGCAGGGTTTACTGTAGGGGCGTAATACATAACAATTAAAAGTTTAGTTTCACTACATAATTAGACGTTTGACTCTTTTGAGTTAAGCGTCTTTTCCATTTTAAAGTGTTTTTTATCAAAATTACAATTATCCTTTTCAGTAAATTTTCATAATTGAGCTTACACATTCAAAAAAATAATAAAGAATGTGTTATTTGTCGTGGGAAAATAAACTAAAAGGGTTTACAAAGCTTATCACATCAATTAAAATGATATTATAACATTATTAATTAGTTTAATAGAAAGGAGTTAACCTAATGATTCCGTGCGGCAAACAAAGCGAGAGCACTATTGAGTATTTCAAGTTGGCTTATGAAAGTAAAATGAAGAAGTATGGGGAAGAGTGGATTTTCGCTATTGAAAATAAACAAAAACAAGTAATTCGTGAAAAGAAAGAAAAAATTAGAAGAGACCTTACAAAAGGATATATGGCGCTACTTAGTGCGCAATTAGGAGAATAAATAATGAAAACTCTTGAAAATAAATTAAAAATAGAAGATGATTATATAAATGACGCGATTGAAGCATTTCAAAAAGGTAAGTTACATATTAGAGAACAAATCATTAATTCAAACAGCTCTGTTGATCTTTATTATGCTAAATTGCAAATAGACGATTTTTTTAAACAGATTAATGATTCAATAAAATTAATTAAAATCACTTGCAGTGATCTATTTGAGAAGAAAGAAATGAATATGGCTGCTTTAGAGATACTAATTAATATTAGAGAAGAAGCAAAAAATGAATTTAGCATATTTATTTCTGATAACAATAAACGAATTAAAAGCATCTAAATACATATTTTATAATATAAACCAAGGGGGAAGTATAGTTGGGAGCTGTAGTTCAACCGATAAGAAAATACAGGGTGTTCGATGATATTTTAGCTTTTCTAAAGGAAAAAGACACAGATAGCTCAGCAGGAAACATTAAGGGGTATGACAAAAACGAGAAGAAAAAATCGAAATATGGATTGCACTCTAATACAGCAGTTAACTATTTAAGCGACATTAAGCAGTTTTTTTGGTTTTACTGTAAGACTGAAATTGAATTTTTAAAAGAAAAGCATCTGTCTTTTAAAAGGTCAGATGTTTTGGCATTTAAACATTATCTTGAGCATAACAGAGGTGCAGCTAACACAACTATCAATCGAAAGATTGCAGCACTTAAATCATTACATGGTGAACTGAAAAGGCTTTATCCTGACTATGTTGAAGATGATCCTTTTTATAACGTTAAAAGGAGCAAAGAAATAAGAAGGACAAGAGCCAATACTTCACAGATCCAAGCAGAAATGATTTGTGACAACATGTTTATTTATGAAAAACAGAAACCACTTCTGAAAAAACTATTTGGGTACTTCCTTTTGCGAAGTTCTTTTAGAATATCCGCAGCTCTTGATGTTAGGTGGTGTGATATTGAAGCATCTAATGAGAACCCAGATTGGTTTAGAGTTACTGTCATTGATAAAGGGGCAAAACTGTGCACTACAGGAATTCACAGAGCGTTTTATGACCAGTTGCTTGAATTAAGAAGTGATAACACAAAAGACACTGATAGGGTATTTGAGGGACTTACTGAAGATGCATTTAGAGCTTCCCTCAAACGCTCATTAAAAAGACTGGGCATTCCAGAAGAGAGCGGGATATCTCCTCACTCATTCAAAGGAGTAGGGATAACGGAAGTATTCGAAGCCACAGGATATGATTATAGGGCAGCCATGAAACAAGGTAACCATAGTAATTTTGATACAACCTTGAGATACTTAAACAGCGAAACAGACATTTCCCAAACAGCGGGGATAATAATGGATGAAGAATTAGACATATCTATACTACAGCAAGTTACTAAAGAAGAATTCTTAAGATTTTTTGAGCAATGCGATAAACAAACATTAAGAAAAGCTTTACAGTTTTTCAATCGTTAACCCCTATAACCTTGATTAAAGTGAGGTGATCTGCTACATTTAACATAGTATTAGGTGAGGTGATATCATGGATTCTCCGGTGATTTTTGATATGGAAGCGGATAAAAAATTGATGGAAGAATTAATTGAGACTAAATTAAAAATACAACATGATAATAAATTAATGACTGCATATAGACAGGCTATGATGAAGGACAAAATTCCTCCAGGAAAAGCACAAGAACTTTTTAATAAGCTAAGCAATCCAAATGAAAGATTAACGACCGCAGAGAAATACTTTCTCGCGAAAAATTTATACAGGATTACCAAAAAGGAAAGAATTTCTCCTGAAAACTATTTCCCTCTGAACAAAATAAAGGATATAGAACTTAACTGGGAAGGTTACAAAACGGATGAAGTATCGTTCCCTTATACTTTTACAGATGTCACCAAAGTCGACTCGGACAATTACTTCTTTAAGGTGAAAGCAAGCGAATTATTTAAGCTTTATGAATCACAGTTGCTTCGATACAATCCAAAAGCTCAACGAACTGACAGGACAATTCATTTAAAAGAAGTAGATGACGAATTACCTGTCCCTGAGCTGGTCGAGTCTTCAGTTGAAGCCATAGCGCAATTAACAGAAAAGAACGATTTAATAAAGTCAGTATTGACATTTAACGCGCTATTAGGAAGCTCAGAGGAAGGAATCGAGCTTATGTTCGATGAGGAAGAAAGAAAGTTGACAGTTACCAAAGGTACTCGTTTAGATGTGATCGATGGTTGGCACAGACTGTCTGGTATAAGCAGAGCTTTCAGAAGAAATCCAAATATCAAAGATTTTTATTTGAAAGTTGATTTGTATAACTACACGATGAAAAAAGCAAGAAAGCATTTCGGGCAGCAAAATACCATTAATCCTGTGGCCAAATCGAAGATTGCAGAAATGAGTGAGGATGATTATCTTTCTGTAGTTATTAACTTTATTAAAGACAACAGTGATATTGGAGAATTAATTAAAGTGAATGAGGACACTATACGCAAGGGAGACCCATACATCACAACTTTTGAAAGGTGCCTCAAAGGACTAAAAAGGGCTTTAAATAAGTTTGATTATAAAATTGAAAATTTGGCCGAAGCAAGAAAGCTTGGTATGTACTTGACAGAAATATTTAATACTGTTTTTAATTCTTATATAGATGATTTTACAAACCAGTCATTTGGGGATAATAAAAGCGCCATAACAACTTCTCCAGTTATTTTAGGAATTCTAGCATTAGGGATAAAAATGAAGTTGGAATCAAAATCTGCAGATGAAGTTGCGCAAGTGCTGTCTAGCTTAGATTTTTCCTTAGATAATAAACTGTGGCGAGAGCTTAAATTAGTGTACGAGGATACAAAACTAAATAATAATGCAATTAGAGATACATTCGAATTTTTTAGTCGTTTGACAACAGAGGTGTAAATAATGAAACTGTATAATGATACGGTAAAGAAAAAATTTATAGAACAAGTCAAAAAGGAAGAGCAGCCCCAGTTATTATCTATATTTCGAAAAGGTGCAGAACTTGAAGAATATTTTAAAAAAGATATTTACGATTTTAATTCTAAAGAGATTCTTGAATTCTTAACTCTGTTAAACAGATCCACGCTTTCTTCTATAATGAGCTGCTGGTCTCACATAACAAGATACATTGATTGGGCAATTTATCAAAATATCACTAGAGGCACTACAAATTTGTCTAGAGACTTAACTATTGATGATGTTAAGAACTGTGTTGATGAAGGGAAGAAGCTCTATGTGACTTTAGATGAGTTCAAAGAGATTTTAGATACTTTAGTGAATCCCAGAGACAAAGCCATTTTAATACTGTTGTTTGAAGGAATTCAAGGTTACAAATGCAGTGAGATTTTAAATCTTGAGAAATCAGATATTGAAAAAGCTCTGCAGAATGACAATATTTTAACTGTAAATGATGATAAACATGGACAGAGAGATATAAAAGTAAGTGATGAATGTCTTAAAATCTGTTTAGAAGCTGCAAACCAAAAAGTGTATAAAAAGAAAAATGGGCATTCTCAAGCGTTTAATAAAGAAACAATATTAGCTGATAATAATTTTGTTATCAGAAATCGAAGATCCAATTCAGATAAAGATCAAGAGAAAACTTCATTTTCAGTCATAATTAATACGATGAGATATCTTTTCTCCCCAGAGCTTTTTAATTATCCTTATATTAATCCAACCAGAATAAACAGGTCTGGTGTTTTATATGAAGGTTTTAAAGTATACAAAGAAAAAGGGAAGCTGGAAACAGAAGATTATATTTATATAATTAATAAAAGAAGCGAAAGATATGACGACATTCATAAAAAGGTTTACAAAATTAAAGAATATATAAGCGAAGATGAGATAAAAAAATATTATGCAAAGGAACTTGGGATTGAGGGTAGTATTAGAATGAGTTAAAGCAGCGTCCGGGATCGGGCGCTTTTTTTTACTGAAATAAAAATCTTCATTTTTAATAAAATAAACACAAAAATTATCGGAAAAATCGGATTATACGTGTTTGTTCGACATGATAAGACAAAAGTAGCTATTCTCTTGACAAATAATATGTAGTAACATAGGCATATGTTAACGGAAGTCAATCAAATCAAATAAGTCTAAAGTCCTTTTTGTGAGTGACCTATTATTAAACAACCTCTGACTAGGGATCTCTAGAACATGAAAATATCTCTGGATATCCTTAGAAAAAAGAGGTATAATAAACTCACGAACAAAACAGAACATACGTTCTTATTTAAATTCATTATAGGATATAGGGGAAATGAGAATGAAAACACAAAAGTATTTAAACAATTGTTCTTTGCAAATTGATACAATCATCGAAAATGCAGCGAGTTCAACTGAGTATTCAAAAAATAAAGCGGAGTTTATTCTTGAAAAACTTATGGAGGCATATAAGGTTGTTTTTGTAAAAGTCGACGGAGAAACTGAGGAGTTTGAGATCTGCAACTTGGAATATGAAATTGAGAATACTGAAGAAGATGAATGTGGCCAACCGCTGGCCTTAGCTATGGCTAAATAAAAGGGAAGAAATATGGATATCTCAATAAACGTTGCTCTAGAGAGCGTAGACATCAAATTAAAAAGCAAAAGTCTTTCATCAAATCAGTTTTCGGCCGTTATGATTCTAAGTGATACAAGTAACAACAATTTAAAATTAATTATGCCAATTGAGGATATTGTGGAATTGAGGGATGAAATCAATGAGTTTATATTTAAAGTGAGATGAACACACAGGGAATCTCAGTCAATAGGGTTGAAAGTAATCAAATTTTATTACTTTTTGAAAATCCCTATTGACTAAACTTTTCCTGCGTTATACAATTTAAATACAAATTAAAAGGAGTGATCAAATTAGAACTTGTTTTTAAAAAAATGGGTAAGATAATTGATTCCCACAAAAGAGCTTCAAGGAATTTAAAGCAGAGTGATTACAGAAAAGTCATTGGCGATTTGCACTTTGTTATTGAGAATGCACAAGAGATTGTATACATATTAAATGAATTGATTAGAGAAAAGGAAGAGGAACATGATCGCTGCATATCCAACGAGAATTGAAATAAAAGACTACAGTAAGGTAGGTTTAATAAAGAGAATAAGAGAAAAGGAGGCAGCTGGCTGGGAATGTATCCAACCTATCTCAAAAAGGTGTAAAGAGGCTGTTATTACTAACAGTACCGACAGCGGGTTAAGATACAAAAGAACGTATGTTAGCCGTTTTGAGCATTATGCTGTTATGAAAAAGGTTAAATAAACAAATTAAAAGTAAATAAAAGATGGATTTTAAACAAATTTAGAGTAAAGGATGATGAAGATGAGAACTTTAGTTTTGCTAAGGGGCTGCCCTGGTGTGGGGAAGTCAACATGGATTAAAGAAAATGGACTTGAACAATACACCTTGTCTGCAGATAGCATTAGACTGCTTTTCCAGTCTCCAGTTTTAAACATCAAAGGAAAGTATGAAATTTCTCCGAAACACGATAATAAAGTGTGGGATCTGCTACTGAATTTGCTCGAAAGCAGAATGGAACGCGGTGAATTCACAATTATTGATGCAACCCATTCAAAGCAGAGCATGATTTCAAGGTATAAGCCTCTAGCTCAAAAATACAGATATCGCGTATATGTCGTTGATTTTTCTGATGTTGACATTGAGACGATCCTAAAAAGAAACAGATGGAGACCAGAGCATAAACATGTTCCTGCGAGTAGCATTTTAAATATCTATGAAAGAATGACGACCGAAACAGTGCCTTCCTGGGTGACCGTTTTGAAGCCTGAAGAATTTGAGGAAGCAATGAAATACAAACCAAGATGCTTTGATAATTATGAAAAGATTCATATTTTTGGAGATATCCACGGCTGTAATACGGTGCTTCAGGAGTATTTAAAAGGTGAATTAAAAGAAAATGAGTTATACATATTTGTTGGTGATTTACTTGACAGAGGAATTGAAAATGCACAATTGCTTGAATTCATGATAAAAATTAAAGATTTCAAAAACGTCATTATTTTGGAAGGTAATCATGATCGATACATTAAAATGTATGGACATGAAGAAGAAACACCAAGCAACACATTTAATAATAAAACAAAGCCTGAACTAGACAACTCAAGCATTGATAAAAAAGATATTAGGCAGTTGGCGAGAAAATTCCATCAGTTAGCGTATTTCACATTTAATAACACTGAATATATTGTTACTCACGGAGGCATCTCAACGGTTCCAGATAATCTGCTAATGACAGCAACAACTCAATTCATTAATGGTGTTGGAGATTATTCTGATGATATTGACTATGAATTTGCGAAGAACACAGCAGGTCAAAATGTGATTCAAATTCATGGGCATAGAAACATGTTTCGGCTTCCAGTTTTAGCAGCAGAGAGATCATACAACCTTGAAGGACAGGTGGAAAAAGGGGGATACTTAAGAGTTGTAACACTAAGTAAGAATGGAATTAAGACTCACGAAATTAAAAATAATTTATTCAAAAATAGCATAGGGGATGAAGTACAAAGTGTAGCAGAGCCGATTAGTTCAGTTGAAGAACTGATTTCACATTTACGCAAACACGAATACATTCAAGAACATAATCTGCCAAATAATATTTCCTCTTTCAATTTTACGAAGCAAGCATTCAGGAAAAAGAAATGGGATCAAACTAATGTAAAAGCAAGAGGACTGTTTATTAACACAGAGAGCAACGAAATTGTAAGCAGAAGCTATGACAAGTTCTTTAATATTGGCGAAAGAACTGAGACCAGAATGCATCACTTAGTTGATACGTTGAAGTTCCCTGTAAAAGTATACGATAAGGCAAATGGTTACCTTGGAACTGTGGGTTATGATTCTTTGTCGGACAAGCTGGTTTTCACGTCAAAGTCGTTTACATCAGAGTTGGGCAATGATCATGCAAAATGGGTTGAAGAATTGTTTATTAAAACATTCAATAAGGAACAGATTAGTTACATTAAAGAATTTTTAAAGTCTAATAATGTTTCATTAGTATTTGAAGTGATTCTTCCAGAGAAAGATCCTCATATCATTGAATATAACAAGGATAAGCTGGTGCTTTTAGATATCGTCAAAAGACAAATCACATATGAAAAATTACCTTATGGGGAAGTACAGAAATTGGCGAAGCGGCTTTCGGTAGAAAGTAAAAAGCTTGTACATGTCTTTGCAAATTGGACAGATTTTTATAGATGGTATTTGAACGTATCCCAAGACTATTCGATTGAAGAAGAGGGATATGTGATTGAGGATGCCGGAGGATTTATGACTAAACTTAAGCTCCCTTACTATAACTTCTGGAAACAGATGAGAGGGTTGAAACACAAGATTAGCAACAAGCACGAACATACTGTAAACACAAGTAGCCTTTATACTCCTCTGCATAATAGGTTTTTTGCATGGGCTAAAACCAAGGACAGAGCATATTTAAAATCAACCTCAATTATAAAGCTAAGAAATGATTTTGAAAAAGAAGCTGTTATGGCGGTGAAATAAAGTGCACTGCTTGGGAATCGCTTTATTCGTTTGGTTAGCAATTGGATTCCTTGCAGGAGTCAAAATGGTTTTTGTCGATCAAATCCTTGAAAGAGACCTGGTTAGGGACGTTCAAAAAGAATTAGATCGGATGGAAGCGGATGTGGCAGAGTTTTTCTTGGGAAACAAAAAGGCTTTTATCGCGGCTATGACTTTGTTGGGAGTTGTGGTGGTTGTGGTTTCACTCAAAGAAAACATAAAGTCGAGGATAAAAGGTTGAATAAAAAGTCAATTAAAAGGATGGGATTGATATAAAAAATATTACCCTCTCAACAATGCAGCAGAAGGCAGTAGAGAGTATTGAAAAATGGTTTAATGAGGATGGTCAAACTTATTTTTTAGCCGGATATGCTGGAACAGGAAAAACTACACTGGTCAATTATGTGATCGATAAGCTGAATATTAAGCTTTCAGAAGTGGCTTTTGCATGTTATACAGGAAAAGCGGCACTGGTAGTAACACAGAAAGCTCAAGGAAAGTATAAAGCAAGCACGATACACAGTTTGATTTACGACACCTACGTGGATAAAAAAACTGGAGATCTAACTGTAAATAAAAAATCAAAAGATACCCTTTCACACCTTAAATTAATTGTAATTGATGAGGCATCAATGGTTGATGGACAGATTATGAGTGATCTTAAGTCTTTTGGAATAAAGATTCTTTTTATTGGTGATACAGGTCAATTGCCGCCAGTCTCACAAAATAAAAATGAAGAATTTCTTCAGATGTTTAATAATCCTGATTTCACATTAACAGAAATTCACCGACAAGCTGCAGAAAATCCAATCATACACCTGTCAATGCTTGCGCGAACTAAACAAAAAATTGAGCCTGGTACTTATGGGAAAAACGGTGAAGCGGTAGTGATTACTCATACGACATGGGAAACCATGAAGGAACATTTTTACGAGACAGCAGATCAGATTATATGTGGCTATAACAGGACAAGGAAGCATTTGAATTCTGAGATAAGAAAGTTTTTAGGATTTGAAAGTGACTTCCCAGTTGAAGGCGATAAAATGATCTGTTTAAAGAATGACTGGAATAAAAATCTTGATGGCATAAGTCTGGTTAATGGTATGACTGGATATGTGAGCAAATTTTATCAAGAAGATGCTGTTAGAGAGAAGCTTAAATACGATTCGACCGTTATTGATTTTCAGCCAGATTTTACTGATGATTTTTTCGAAAAACTTATTATTCCAAATGACTCGTTAACTGATGATACATTTAAGCTGCAGCCGCATGAGCACAAAATTTATAACTCTTTCGATTATGGATACGTAATCACTTGTCACAAATCACAAGGATCGCAGTGGGAAAAGATTGTAGTCATTGATGAAGTTCTAGACAGGGACATGCACCACAGATGGCTCTATACAGCAATAACGCGCAGCTCAGAAAAGCTGGTGCTGGTGGTTTAAAAGGAGGATTTATGGACAAAATTAATGAGCAAAAACGCAAATTCCTAGAGAGCGGAATACCGTATGATGAATTGGACAAAGAAATGATTGACTTAATTGATGTCTTAAATTTCAAACTAGGGCTAAGAACTAGATGGTGCTGTTATGGGCATGAGGCTGGTGAGACTCCTTCCGTAATTTTTGATAAGAGTGTTAACAATAAAGAAAAAGATATATATAAATTAGCAGAGGCTGCAGGCCGTGATTGGAAAAGGTTGAATATTAGTTTTAAGAAGTGGGTACGTTTCTCACCACTTCTCATCAATTGGGAGCTTGTGTTTGGTAAAAGTTTCGAAGATCCCCATGATCCAAGAAAGTATGAGAATCTTTCTGATGTCATAAAGTTCTTTGAAAAATACAGTGAAAATAGGAGTAATTGATGAACAGACTCCCAAAGCGGGAGAAATACAAGGGGGCGAAATCAATAAAATTGAAGTTTTAAATGAAATACAGGAGGTGATCAGTGATTGCTGAACAAACTAATGCCTTAGTAAAGGTGTATTTAGAGGATGATATAGCAAGGTTATATCAAGATCATTTTCGATTGATAACGGGGCAAGATCTAAAAAGTAATTTGATAGAGAATAAATCATCTGTAATAAGTGCAAAAGAGATTGAGAAGTGTATACAGCTGCTACATAAGGATTATCATAACTTAGGGATTAGAATATTTGTGTTTCAAAACAAAATTCAAGCATTACTTAATTTTTTGAACCCACTTGGAGCACCTTTTTGCTTAAAAACCATCAGAAGGATCTTTAGAAAACAACTGGTTGGTTTAAATGGGTTTGGGGTTATTCACATTTATCCATTCAATTATCCAAAAGATTTAACTTGCTACAGACAGACTATAAAGCTCTTTATTCTCGAAACACTGTATCATGAACTTAGACACGCTTACCAAGATGAGTTTATGACTTGCGTTAAAGATTCGAAATATATAGATGGAGATCAACCTGGCTATTTTGCACAGAAAAGCGAGCGGGATGCAAGACACTTTGCAACTAGAATGATGAATAAATTTCATGATGACATTAATGATATTCTAGGAATAAAGTTTAAATGGGAATCTTGCTGGGGAAGATTAGAGATTTATGAATAAAATTAAAATAAAAAGACTGCTTTAAAGGAAATGAGAGGTGAACAGTTAATGAAATTAAGGATAATGAAATGTTCAGACGCAAGCGGTTGATTAGCTGAACAATTTGAATTAAGACTATCCAGTAAGCCTGCCACAAACGTAGTTGAATCATTATCATATGCGTATAGTCTTCTTAGAAAATTTCATGATGATTATAAGGATAAATAGCTAAGAAAAAGGATTATTTTATCCAAAGAGGGGATGAAAGTATCGGTTACATCAAATACATATTGGAAACAGCATGGTTTAACTTAGTATGGTTTAAATGGCATTTGGGAGCAGATATAAAAGTGTTTGAGAATTGCAGCTGGAAAGACTATATAGATTCCAAAAGGAGGGGCAATGATGAATTACAATCTTAATGATAAGACCCTTAAAGAGATTTTTGATTTTTATTTTGAGTCCCATGGTCAGAAAGTGGAAGAAGTACAGTTTCTTGAAAACCGTGTCCTTGTAAGAACTAAAACAAAAGTCAATAAGCGTATTGATATTCCTGAATTCATACATAAAAGACCGCACAAATCAAAATATGCTATTGGATAAAATAATTAAAAGGACAATATCGAAAAGGTTTATAAGGAGATGAGGAAACTGGATAAAACAGCAGAATTATTAAATATATTGAGCATGTATCCAGAAAGAGAACATATTTTTATGTATCCAAATGAAGGATCTGACCACCCTTACACCTTGGTTATCCATCTAGAATTTTAATTGATTCTTATATTACATTGAATGATCGAGTATAGCTATTTAATGAAGAGAAAGATGAATTGTTTGAGGAGATTGCTGATAGTGTCGCGGAGGATTTATATACGGAATTTCCACTAACTAATGATCAATCAGCTTTTGTAGAGAAGCAAGCTAAGAAAAAAATAGAGAGTCTAGCGTGGAAAAAAGCAATAGTGGTTTATATAAAGTATTGAGGTAGTGACTGAGAAAGGATGAGGAAATGAGCGGCATTAACACTAAATTTTCATACAAACAGCTGTACACATTAAAACACGCTTTATTGGAGTATGTGCAACGTAAAGGTATAACAGATGATGACTTTAAAAGCGAACAGGATTTGTTACTAAAAATTAACTGCCTAATTGAAGAAATGAAGGAACGTAACAATATTTAGATATTTGTGATGGACTGAAAGTGCGGGCGTAAATCGGAAAGTGAAGGTGCTGTAGCTATTAAACGATAAAGCGAAATAAGGAAAGGGTGAAAAGAATGGATTTAGCTGTCTTTAAAAGAGATGTTTTTTTTGAGAATGATCATAGTAATCCCATTTTTAAAAAGGGGAAGGAATATGAAATATTAAGCGAGGATAAAGAGTTCATATATGTCAATTCTAAGCCGAAAACAAACGAATGTTCACAAGTTCCAAAAGATGTAGAGGGATTTATTTTTAAATTTAAGTAATGCAAAGATAGATTAAATTAAAATCGTCATTTTAAACAAATTAAAAGATTGCTTCATCGAGTGGGAGGAGGATTATATGGGTTTAGATGTAACACATGGCGCCTTCAGTGGGGCATACTCGGCGTTTAATAATCTTAGAAGGTTTTTATTAAGGGCAATTGGAGGTAGTTGGCCACCTCATGATGATGAAAAATTAAAGGATGGCTATTGGTATTTTGGTGATGGCTATTCCACAAAAACGCATAAGGGACTAACTGAGTTTTTCGGTCATTCAGATTGTGATGGTGAAATTAGTCCTGAAATGTGTAAAATTGTTGCGGATGAATTAGAAGCCATCTTGCCATATGTAGAAGAGTTGGCGAAAAAAGAAATGCCTCATGGTCATATATTACGTGATGGTGGATACATAGTGTGTATAAAACAGTTTATTGCTGGCTGCAGACTAGCACATGAATTAAATGAACCATTAGAGTTTAGATAAAAGCATGTTTTTAACGAGATGGGAGGTATTATGTGGGAGATATCCAGTTTTTAAAAGAGTTGCAAGAAGAATTGAGAACGCAAGAAAACGACGGTCAAGCTGCACCACGATTTTGGACAGTCGGTGATTATGAATGGGTCGAAGCTCGGGAGGAGAACGCAGAGCGCTATTCTGTATACCTGCCATATAATGCAGAATCATATGTTTTAGATGATTATCTGGCAGAAATAAAAAAAGATAGTGAGCTGTCTGAAGAATGCCTAACTGAGCTGAAAGAAATTGGGGAAGACTATGACGAAACTATTGAGTGGATTCAAAAATACATAGATGAAGAAGCAGAGTTAATTCCAGAAAGAAAGGTTCACATTATACAACCAAATACAATGTTTTTAACCAAAAAAGAAGCAAAGAGTCACATCAAATCGAATAAGCATCATTACACTTCAAAAGCTCATACTTATGCTATGACAGCTTGGAGAGCGCCTAAAGTGGAACGACTATTGAAGATATTAGAAACATTTGATTGGGATTCAATTAAGATCAAATAGTTATTTTATTGGAAAAGGTGAGGATTAGTATTGTTACCAAATCAACGATCAAAAGAACAAAGGATGGATGATTATATTACAGCCATACAACAGATTGAATGGATTTGCAACAGAGCACGTAGACACGGAGTAGATATGAATGATGTAGCAGAGATAGTAAAAGCAGTAGACATGGCGTTGGGTAGGGATGAAGAAACTCAAAAGTGGATGAGAAAACAAAAACTAATTGAATAATGTATTAAATTTTCACTTTGGAAATAGAGGATGGATAGTAGTAAAAGGTTTATGTAATGGAGAGCATTAATCTCTCCAGGAATTAAATGAGGGGATGCGAAGCTTGCCATTTTTAGTCTTAAAACGGTGCTTCACATTACATAATAAAGGCTTAATGAATACATAATCGTCATTTTCATATTCTATTTGTTTGATAGAGTGGAAGTATTTGCGTTCATCGAATGGCATAAATTCCATGAACCCGGCCGCTAAACCGTCATGGTAACTGAGAAGAAACTTGATATCCTCCTTTGTATACCCAGTAATGAGCACGTCGGTGTACTGATAATTTATAACCTTGATCCAATTTTCCGATCTCTTGTTGATCTCATAAGGGGAATTTGTTTTCTTAAGCACGATTCCTTCAAGGTTCTTTTCTTTAGCCATTTCAAAATAGGCTTTTCCTTTGCCTTGTACTCCTTCAACAACAAAGATATTCGGATGGTTAAGATTTAACGATCTAAGGAATTCCTTACGTTTAACAAGTGGCTCTGAAGCTATTGAGATTTCATTTAGTCTTATGACATCGAACACACAATAAACAATTTGGTGAGAAGATTTGCTTGATTGAAAACGTTCCATAACAGATTCAAAATCAGGTAACCCTTCTGAATTGGTAACGATAATTTCCCCATCTAAGACTGTGCCTTCAGGAATATCAATATCATGCAGCTCAGGGAATTTGTTTGTGACTTCATTATTATGGCGCGTGTAGAGCTTAACCTTACCATCTTGATTAGACAGAATGATCCGTATTCCATCGAATTTAAGCTCAGTAATATAGTTTTCATCATCAAATGGCTCTTTGGCTGAATCAAGAAGCATTGGAGCAATAAACAAAAAACCACCTCCTATTTAAACATCTTATCTAAGCGGAGGCGCTATTTAAAGCAAAATGCTGATGGTACTTAATGGATTAAAGGAGGGATGTAATGCACCAAACAACAGTGCAGATTAAAGATGTGAAAGTATTGATTAGGGGAATCTGGACAAAGAAAAAATTCACTGAAATAGAACGTGGCCAGACATTTATGATAGAGGAAGATGGAGTTTTTAAGAAATACATAGCAAGAACAGAACCGTATTGGGATGGAGAATTTGAAGCTTTTGTTGTTGATGTTATGGATAAAAACAAACTGAGAAGAGGGATTAGGTTTTGACAATCAATTTAAAAGTGAGACAGGAGAAGCCAAAGGGACTTTCTGTAGATGATATACAGGATGGGTACTTTCTTGTTAAAGACGACAATGTTTGGGCTGTTTATAAGGATTCAAGTTCGAGCAGAATTTTCTTAATTGAATTGAGTAATTTTCATGTGACAGTTGCCTCTAACGAGTCAGAGTTAAAACAGGTCTTTGGAGATTGGGAATGTGTGAAAATTTTAAGCCCTAAGCAAGTTAATCTAAACATTGGTTTTCAGTGGAAGGAAAATTGAAAAGAGGGATTAGATGAGAAGTAATGCTGTAATTAATGAATTGATTCAAGACCGATTATTCAACGGTTACAAAAAGAAGAAACTCACTCCAGATGAATGTCTTGAGCTTTTAGGGGATATTGTGGCCGATGAATTAGCTTTTGATAATGATGGGGAAGTGGTTAATCTTAAAAATTTTGCAGGAGAAATGAGTTTAGCATTACAGGTGGTTGAGAAGCTACAAAAAGATTATGGACTGAATTTTTATTTATCAAGAGAACACGATTTTATCGGTCTGGAAGATTGGTGTGCCTCTTTTGATGAGTATGAAGCTTGGGCAGAAAAGCCTGAGAAAGCAACATGCTTAGCGGCATTAAAAGCACTGAAATTAGATAAAACAGAAATTTTAAACAAATTAAAAGGAGAAAACAATAATGAATTATCAATTTGAAAAAAATAAGCTGTATGCTTATCTAGGGGAAGACTTAGTGAAATCTTTAAAGAAATATGAAGTTATTATTGCTGGTGGTGCAATTACAAGCCTGTTCAATAATAAATCGATTAATGATATTGATCTATACTTTAGAAGTGACAAGCAGGCTTGTGAATTCTTGAGTGAATATTGGCAGGATGGTATTTATGTAGCATCCCTCACAAAGAAAGCAGCACTATTTATAAAAGGTGAATTAAAAGTGCAAATGATTCATTTTAGATTCTTTGGTGATTCAGAAGAAATCTTTGGAACATTTGACTATACAGTTTGCATGGGCGCATTTGATTTTAAAACGGAGGAGTTCATCCTACACGAAGATTTTTTAAAACACAATTCACAGCGTGTGTTGAGGTTTAATAGTGATACAGCCTTCCCGATTGTTTCACTTATTAGAGTACAAAAATACATGGACAAAGGATACACCATTTCTAAATCCGAATTGATTCGTGTAGTTCTTACATGTATGAATTTAAATATCAATACATATGAAGAGCTTAAAGAACATATGGGAGGGATGTATGGGGTCAATTATGATAAGTTATTCGAAGAAGAAAATGATGAAGACTTTAATTTACAAAAAGCGATTGACCATATAGCTAATATTCACCTTGATGATGACTATTTTAAAAAGCCCGTTTCATTAGAATTTAATGATCTGGATGATATTTTAGACAATCTTAATAAAAGTCCAGTTAAGACCATCACTATAAACGATGAAAAATATAGAATTGGACATGATGGATACTTAAAAATTTCATCTGCTTCTCCAGTACAAGAGATTGAGCTGGGCACAGAAGAATTCTTTAAAAATAATCGGTTTTATAAATTTGTTAAAAAACAAAATGGAAGATTGACAAGTTTTTGGGACAAACAGTTTGAGTATGTAGTTGGGGAAATGGCTAAAGCAAAAGGGGAATTAGCTAAATGGTCAGGTGAGGGAAGATTATATTTCAATGAAAAATCAGCAATTGATAAGTCATCTTATTATGACCGTGAAAATAAAGCACTCATTGAAGTGACGATTAAAGAAGAAGACTTCATTGAAGCGGAAGATGGAATTGTTGAAGCTAAGTCGTGCTTCGTATTAAGAGAAGTTCCACAAGACGAGTGGAAAGCATATTTAAAAAAATGAAAATAAATTGTCCAGCGATGAATTTGATCTAGAAAAAATGTTGGTATATAAACGATATTTTATCCAGGGAACAAGGAAAGGGGAAGGAAAATGAGCACGAGCAGCATTTATACAATTGATTCGAAGTTCAATGGATTTGTAAAAAATGAATACAAAAACTCATGGTGGTTTAGCCCTGTGGTATGGGATGTTTTACTTGATAAATATATGCATGATGATATTCAAACACCATTTGGTTTTAAGAAAAGCATTATTGGATGGGATGGAGAGGAACTCAACAAGAAATTAAATCAACTCATGAATAGTTGTGATAATTTTTCAGATCGCATTTGCTGGGAAATCACTAATCAGCAAATATTTTTCACTAAAGATAAGGAGCAAATAGCAAAAGCTCTTAGAGATTTTTCTCAAATGAATAAAGAATTTCATAAAGACTCTGAGGGCATTTCAGTTTTGACGTATGAACATATACTTGAGCGTTTTAATGAAATTGCAGACGATATATTAGCAATTAATGAAAAACATTATCCATATTTTGTGTTTAAAAATACAAGTGTTGATGACAATGTGGAATTTTGGTTTGAAAAATATGTTAAAGAAGCTGATGAATATACAAGCAGAACTCTAAAGGAACTCAATGAGTATGTCACTGAATTTGTTAAGATTAAGGACAGTAAGATACAAGGGTTTATTAGCAATTTAGATTATTTTAATAAGTAACATGAAAAATTCGCATAAAAGTAATTTTTTATACAAATTAAAAGTGAAAAAATAAGGTGGGTTCAAAGGATGCTGCAGGCCGGATACAGGGAAAAACAGATCGAACAATGGTTACAAGATGACGGGAGGTAAGGGGAATGAGAGAAATCAAGTTTCAGGCGTGGGATTTAGACGCTGAACAAATGTACAACTGGGAAAGCATTAGACAACACTTTCATGAACATTTAGATCATCCAAGGGTAAAGGTAAGACAATATGCTGGGTTAAATGATAAGCATGGAAAAGAATACTATGACGGAGACATTTTAAGAAATGAAAGAGGCGCTATTCTTGAAGTCGTGTTTGATGGTGGATGTTTTTATGTTGAGGGTTACGATCCCCTTAGTAAACGTATTGTAAATGAACCATTATCCTCATTTGGTAGTTGGTCAGAAATTATTGGAGATAAGTATAAAAATCCTGAACTATTGGAGGCTACAAGATGACACATCTTCATTATCGCGTGTGGGACGGCGAGCAAATGCATTATTGGGATGATGAGGGGATAAGCCTGACGATTGAGGGAGGCAACTGGTTTTTACATCATGAAAGAATTGGATACATCGCAAGCAGTGAAGAAGTAGGCGCGGCGCTCATGTGGGGAACCGGAGAGAAGGACGATTACGGAAAAATGATCTATCCGGGTGATATGGTCGAATATGAAGAACCGTATTTTACTGGAAGCGGCACTGAATACAAGCGAAGAAGGTGCGTCGTTTTCTCAATCTCCTTAACTGACGGAGGAAGGCATAATGTCCCTGTGAGATTTCGGAGGAATTTAAAGGTTATTGGAAACAGATACGAAAATCCTGATCTACCTGATGATCTATTGGAGGCGGCGAAATGATGCCTGAAAAAATAATTGATGAAGTAAATTATTTAATGACTTTGACTCATGATGAATTAAACGAATTATTAATTAGTGAAAAATATAATAAAGCAAACTTGCGGGAGCTGGTTAGACGGACTTTGAAGGTTGCAAATGAGTATAAAAAAGCCTTTGAGTACGAGACAAGCGAAGAGAAAAAAGAAACTGACGAATCTTTAAAGCTTTATGACCGAACGGAGGCGGCTGAATAATGGGAATTTATATTCCTTTTCGTGAAGATTTAGGAACTCTTGAGTTTAACGGGCGATTTCACCCGATTGTAAGAATAGATACATATCACTACGGAAAACGAGTATTTACTTATAAAGATGAAAAAGGCTATAAGGAATTGACATTCCATCCGCCAGAAAAATCATTACTTCGGGAGGCGACGGAATGACGGAAGATATTATTTGCCCTAGCTGCGGCGAAAGCGAATTAGAACTATGGCATATGGATATTTACGAGTGCCCTGAGTGTGGGGTCATGATTCCAAGTGAAGTATTGGAGGCGGCGGAATGAGCGTATATCCACAAAGGCAAATTTGCCCACATTGCGACCATACAGAGGAAGAATGTTATGAAAATCTTGATCAGGACAGCGACGGAAGAGTGACGTGTCATTGGTGCGGAAAAGATTATTATGCTATGCCGATATATGATTTTTTAGGATTTGAAATTGAAAAATTTTGCGAGGGATGCGGTGAGCAGGAAAGTGAGTGTTATTGCGAGGGGGAGGATGAATGA